TCAGCGCGCGGCGGGCAGCTTAAGTGTCATCAGCGCGGCCATCGTCTCGATACCGTCCCAGAGGTTTTGCAGACGAATGTTCTCGTTCTCGGCGTGCTGGTTGTTGTCGTGGTTGGCGATGGGGACGGTGATGGTGACGGCCCCGATGTGCTCGCGGAAGATCGAGAGCGGGAGGCTGCCGCCGAGCGTGGGCATCAGTACGACCGGCTGTGAAACCGTCGTCTGAAGGGCTTCGACGACGGCGCGCGAGACGGGCAAGTCCATCGGCGTGCGCTCGGCGTTGTAGCCGCCGCCGCGCTGCGTGACACGGGCGATGAGCGGGTGTTTCAGGCGCTCCTCGTCGGTCGGGTCGCGGTCTATGACGTGGAAGCCCTGGCGGCGGACGTGCTCGATGAGCTTCTCGACCTGGCGGCGGTGGTCGTTGCCGCGCACGAGACGCAGGTCGAGCGCGGCCGTGGCGTGCGTGGGGATGACGTTGCGCGAGAGCGCGCCCGTCTCGGCCGCCGAGATGCCGTTGACGTTGAGCGAGGGTTCGTTGATGAGTTCGAGGAGCGACTTGCCAGCGCCTTCGGGTCGGGCGATGCCGAGCTGTTTTTTGAGTTCTTCGTCGTAGGCCGGGGCTTCCGTGATGGCGCGACGCTCGGCTTCGCCCAGCGGCTCAACGTCGTCGTACCATCCGGCGATGGTCACGCGGCCCCGGTCGTCCTTCATCGAACTGATGAGGCGCGCGAGCGTCATCGCGGGGTTGGGCGCCCAGTTGCCGTAGTGGCCGCTGTGCGGTGGACGCTGCTCCCGCCCCACCTCAGCCCCAGACTCTCCACCCGATAGTCGCGCACTCGGACTTCCGGCGCGAGCGCCAGGAGCAACTTCCGCTTCGCGGGCCGCGGGAGTTGTGCGAACCGGCGGAAGGGTCGGAACAGGCTGGCGAGCGTTCTGGCCGACACCTCCGGCGCGGGTCGCCCGCCCTCCAGAGACGAGCGCGTGGTAGTCAACTCCGCGTCCACCACCCGCAGCCTCTCGTCCCTCTCCGCGGGCGTGATGAGTCCCTCGTTGAAGTAGGCGTCCAGGATTCTCTCGCGGCGCGCCGAGAGCGAGTCCAACTGCCTGAGCAGCCTCTCCGCCCGGCCCGCGTCCGGCTGCGCGGAGCGGCGGGCCAGCTCCTTCGCCGCCTCCGTTAAAAAGCCCCGGTCGGTCAGCCGCTCCGCGAAGAGGCGGTCAAGCGCCGAGTCCAAGAGGTCGCGCCGCATGTAGGGGGCGCGGCATTGGGTCTTCAGTTCCGCCCGCCCCCGGCAGCGGTAGTAGCCGCACCGGACTCTTTTGGCGTAGTAGATTTGGCCGCAGGTGCAAAACAGCAGGCCGTTGTAGGTCAGCAGGTATCCGGGGTCGGTTTTCCAATGCGCCCGCCTCTTGGCGTCGAGCATCACTTGCAGGCGGTCGAACTCGGCCTCCGAAATTAAAGGCTCGTCGATGACCCTGACGCGGATCACCTCGTGCGCCGGGCGCGGGATTTTAGGCCGGTCGCCCTGCCTGCCGTCCGGCCGGACGCGCTTCGCCTGCGGGGAAGGATCGCGCTTCTTGTCTATCACCCGCCAGCCCTTGTAAATCGGGTTCCTGACCGCCCCCTTCAGGGTGTTCTCGTTGACGCCGACCCGCCGGCCAACGTCACGGTAGCTGAGGTTGCCGGCCAGCATCAGGCGGACGGCGTCCCGTACCTTCTCCGCGTCGGGCGTGTAGCGGAAGCCCGACGCGGGATCGTAGCTGACCCCGAGGGGCAGACACGCGCGGCCGTTGGCGTTCTGCCCCCGGCCGCGCATTTGCTCCTTGGCATTCCAAGTTAACTCCAAGAAGTCGATCCGCTGGATGCCCGCCCATACGGCCTGCATCGTCCCCAGCATCCGGCCCGATCTGCTGGCGAAATCTATCGGGCCGTCCGGCAAATAAAGCAGCGTGCGGGTGTCAACGAAGGCTTGCAACAGCGCAAAATCGGCGTAGTTTTCGGGCCTCATCACGCGGGAGAATTCGCGGGCGACGACGCCGTGGATGTCCGGGCTTTCCATGAGGCGCAAGACCTCCTGGACTTCCGGCGAGAGCAGAACGGACGTGCCGGACACGTCCCAGAACTTAACCGAGCGCACTATGGTCAGGCCGTACCGGCGCTCGGTCTCGCGGTTGACGGCCCGCTGCGAGGGTATAGACGCGCGGGAGTCCGCGGCCTGCTCCTCAGTGGACACCCGGATGAGTTCTATCACGCGATTCTGCGTCATCACCGCCCCCGTAGTATTCTTTGAGAAATTCCTTGGTACGCTCCAAGGCTTCCGAGTCTCGGCCCGAACGCAGGAGCTTGAGGATGTGCCGGGCATCTTCCTCCTCCCGCTCGGAAATTTCAAGGGCGGCGTCTATGACCCCCGCCAACTCACCCGCACCCATATGACTCACCCCCGCCCCGCTTCAGTAGTTCAACTTCCGACTGCCCCATAGCCTTACACCTTAATTAAGTCCCCGCCCCCTCGCGCAGAGTTCCGTGAGTCCGACTGCGGCGGGCGAAGCCTTTATGAAAATGGACACTCCCAGTCGCAATACTCCGAGCCGGCCATCGAACACGACCCGCTCGCGTCTTGGCCGCATTCGTCCATCAGACCGTCAAGCGCGTCAGAGTCCGTGGCGTCCGGGTCGCCGTTGAGTTCTTGCCACTCAAGCCCTTCTTTGATCGCCTGCCGCAACGTCCTGATTGCCATAGTCATTACCCCGTGCCTCTCCCCACCCCGCCGGGCGGCCACTACCGGGCGTCGTTACGTGTGATCAAGGAGTAGGAACAAGTCTTTTACCGACGCCCTTCCGTCTTTAATGGCCTTTTCAATCGCCGCCGTCTGACCATCAATCTCCTCATTGAGTTTGCAGATGACGGGCGCAAGCCAGCTAGAGTTCGGCTCCTTCACCATCTGGTCGCGGTACTTCGTCAACAATTTTCGTCGGTCGAGCATATCTTTAAGCATCGTCTGCCCCTCCTGCTCCCGCACCCCGCGCGCCGTCAGTCACGGCTTAGTCTCCTGTGTGGCGGCGCGGTCGCGGATGGCGCTAGAAATCGCATGCGCGGCCTGCCTGTAGTATTGATGCCAAGCCGGGTCGTTGAACGCGCCTTCCGCGATGAGAGCGCACGCCTCCCGCTCCTCTTCAACGGCCCTCTCCCTCGCCTCGCGCTCATGGTGCAGGGCGGTGACACGGCGAGCGACTTCGCCCTTCATTTGCATCGCCCGGTTATGCAACTCCTCTGAGCACCGGGGATCGCACGCCCGCGCGTACAACTGGAAGGCGAGTTCGACTAGGTAGTCTCCTTCCATTGCAGCTAACTCTTCCGCACTCATCACACCCGCCGCTTCTCTCTCTTCGCCCATCAGCTCACCCCTTTCCGTGTGTCAGGCGCGGGGGTGCTATGTGACCTCTCCCGTCCTGATGATGCGGTTGATGTAGTCGGCGGCTAGGCGCGCGGCCACGTCGCGGGGCGTGCTGTCCTTCCACGCCGCCTCGAATTCTTTCGGCCAGTCCCCGTAAAAGACGGTCACTGCTTGGCGGTCGTTGAAGCCCAACTTCTCTGCCGCCCTGTCCAGGTCAACGTCGCCGGGCTTCCGCACGTCGTCGCCTTCGAGCATGTCGGCCCACCCGCCGATGCAGGCCCGCGTGCAGCACGACGATGTGCGCTTTGAAACTCTCTCGGCGGCCTTCCTCTGGTTGTACCGGCGCGGTTCGGCGAGGATGTGGTTGCGGACTCTACGCAAAAGCGTCTTGTTTATTTTGCTCATCTTGCCTCCAAGTCTCCGAGCCATATCTGGCCCGCTCTGGCCGCCCGCGTGCGGCGCGCGTTGAACCTGTGCCGGGGCACGTCGATCCGAAGATGCTCAAGCTGACAGAGGGCACGAACGTGGCCCTTCTCGGCGCACTTGCGGCCCGTCCGCGCCTCGCAATCACAGACGCCCCCGGCGTAGTCGAGGTGGGCGACCGTGAGCACGACGCGCGAACCCGTGACCGGGTGGGGCTTGCCGTTCTCCGCGCCGCACCACTCGCAGAATCCGCCCGCCCGGTCGAAACGGATGTAGCGGCTGAACTCTTCCCACCTGTCGGGGTAGCGTGATCTGTCCATCGGCACGGCGGTTCTCTCCCTTCGGGCGGTGCGGCTGAGTCGTCAGAGGGTTATGCGGAGGGGGCCGGTGGGGCGTCCGACGTGTTCCCCCGTCCCGCGGCGCTGGAAGGCTCAAAGGTGCGGACGGCCCTCTCAAGGCGGGGGTTCTTTTCGGTCTCGAAGCGCGCGTCGTGTTCGCGCAGAACGTAAACCTTGCGGCCCGTGCGTTCGGCGATCCTTTGGAGGGCGTCGGCGGATTGAATCAGGTCAACGTCACCGAACCAGCACTTGCCTGGCCCGTCGAGGATCAGGTTGGCGTTCCAGACGACCTCTTGGCCGGGCCTCGCCCTCTTCGAGCCGGAGACCATTGCGCCCGCCATGCCGAGTTCGTCGTAGATGATTTCGTCGATTTCGTGTTGCTCCATAAGCCCTTCACCCTCCGCGCGCCAAGGCGCATTAACCCCGCCGTCGCCTCCTCGAAGCTGACCTCGGACGCTCCTTCGCCCTCACCGCGTAGTAAGCCTCGAACCCCGCCGACGCCTCCCACGCCATCCGTGCCGCCGCTATGTGGTAACACATGCCCGTGCGCGCGTGGCCTTCGCAGTCGCAGTTGAGGAAGTCCGCGGTGACGTGGTGCGGCTTCACGCCGATCCGGTTAGACGCAACCCAGTAACCCCCGGCGGGGTCTTTCGTCACGCGGGGCTTTGGCTATGGCTCGTTTGGTCTGTTCGTTCGACATGCTTTCAGGTCTTTCTAGGGTCGGGCGGGGCGTGGGTGTGTTAGGTGACCGCCTCTAGCAACCTCAGTTGCGAACCGACGGCCTGACGGGGTAGCGGCATCGCCTCCGGGGCGAGCCTGAGCGCGTACTTCAAGCCCCTCGTCCAGCCGCAAAACACAAAGCCGGCCTTCCAGAATGAGTAGCCCCAGCGCAGTTCCCGGCCCCGCGGGGTGCGGACGAAGAAGCCGGCCACCCGCTGCGGGTCAACGAAGGTGATCATGCCGAGCGCGGGCGGCTCGCCGTAGTGGGCGCGCGTCGCCGCGACGGCCTCCACGATCAAGTCGGACGACGGCAACCGGCCTTCGTTCCGAAACGTCGAACACTCCCACGCGCCCGCCCACTCGTGCCGCACGAACCGCGCGTAAGGGGCTGACGTAACCCACAAGGCCGGGCCGGGCGCGTGCAGCACGAGGCAACTGCCCGGCTTGACGAACTGCGGCGTCCCCGGCTTCTGCCGCGAGTAGTGGCGATCCGCGAGCTCGCGCCCGGCCCTATGCGCCCTGTGTATGCGTCGCCAGTTCATTCCGCCCTCGCTAAAATCTTTCGGTAGTGCCTCAACCGACGCGCTGCCAGCCGGCCGCCTCTAGCATCTCGAAGGGGATGCGCGTCTCCACGTCTGTGAAGTCGTTGTCGGCTATCACGCGCAAGTAACCGTCGCCCATGATGAGGTGATCGATCTCGCAGTAGTGAGTCTCAAACACCGTGTCACCAATGGTGCCGTCTTCGCGGATGCCGTCCTCGATGTTGTCCGGCAAGTCCATCAACTCGGCCGCGACGATGCAGACCGAAACCGGCGCATGATTGGTTTCTTCGCTCATATCTGCCTCCGCTGAATGATTGCCCTTATCGCCGACATCATCTTCTCTTCGCCTAACAGCTCCAGCGCGTCGTGATCCCGGTTGCACAGCAACGCGACCTCGCGCCAGTCGGCCTCGCTCTCCAAGTGACGCCTTTTCTTCGCATGGGCGAAGCCTAGATTCTCGTCCGTGCCGCACACTTCACAGCGGGTGATGCCCATCGCGGCGAACGCGGCTTTAAGACCCCTGCGAACCCTCTGCCACAGCCTCGTCCGCTTGCCCACCTTGTTCGGCCCCGCGCCGCGGCTCATGCGGTGCTTCCTCGGTTTGGTGAAAGAGGAGTAGGGCATCGGTCAACTAAGGGCGGGCGTCAGTGAAAGCGGACGCACCCGCCGCCCGCGGCCAGCTCGAACGCCTTGCGAAAGTTTTGGTAGGTCGTCAGCCAGTCGGCCTCGCCGCGGAACCGTTCGGCGCGTTCGGCGTACTCCTGAAAGTCACGCGCCAGCTTTGCGCTCGTCTCCGGGCCGATCACGCCTTCGCAGTCAGAGAAGTTGATGAGTTCCACGAACGGGCCGGGGCGGGGATCGTTCCAGAAGCGGCGTGCCGTCTCGCCGATCATGCGCGCAAGGCTCTCGCGCCAACGGTTGTAGGAACTGTATGCGCCGGCACGGAAACGGAAGTCTTTACCTTCGGAGCGGTAGAACGCCCCGTCGGCTAGCTTGTCGGCCGCGCGGGGAAAGTCGCGGCTGATCCAAATCTTGATCACGCCGTTCTCGCCGTCCTCGTATTCTTGCTCAAGCCGCGCCGCGTCCGCTTCGTCCTTCGGGGAAATGAAGGCGAGTTTTTCGTGAGCCGTTATGCCGAGTCCCATTTCTCTCTTCTTCCTCTTAAGCGTTCAAACCGACGCGGGCCGTGTCACGGACGCGGGGGGCGGGGGGACTCAACCGCAATTCTTGTTGTGCGGCGTGCCGTCCTGCGCCCGGCAGCTCTCGCACTCGCCCTGCCTCTGCACATCCACCACGAAGGCGCGGCGGAAGCCCGTCGGCACTTCCTCGGTGCGAACCCAGAAGTTGTTAGCCTCGATTACCGTATGCCATTCAAGACCGCGCAGTTCGGAGACCTGAACGCGGTCGCCCGGCCTCAGATCGTCGGCGTGCCGGACTTCGGCGCTTCTCCTCAGTTGGTCGGTTGCGGCGGCGGGCTGTTGTGTAGTCACGGCTGAACCTCCGTTGCTTTGCGGATGGCGGCGCGGGCCTCGAAGCATTTGCTCAGGTAGCGGTTGTGGGCGTCGCAGTATCGGCCGCGCTCGGTGTACCGCGGGTCGCACGGGATCAGCGCGCGTTTGCGCTCAGAGTTCATGCGCTCCTTCAAGCAGGCGACGTACGCGGCGGATGCGGAGGGGAACTTAACCAACCGGCGGTCGGCGTCCATGATGACATCGCCGCCCGTCGTGTGGTCGCTGTCGTCGAGTTTCACGTAGCCGTGCCAGATCGCCCCGAACCGCTGGAGCAGGTGGCCTTCGGCGGTCGTGACGGAGCGCGCCCCCGCCAGCAGTTGCACCGAAAGCCTGACTTCCGACTCCCCGGCGGCGGCGGCCCCGCGCTCCGCCCAGCAGTCGGCGAGGTAGCGGTCGTGCGTGTCGCAGTAGTAGCCGAAAGGTGTGCCGCGCGATTCGCACCGTGCGGCCTTCTCAGTCCCGGCGGCTTGCCTTTCCTTCGTCTGCCCTGCGCTGTCCATCGGGTCCGGCCTTTCTCGTCTGAGGGTGTTTAGCGGTTCGTGCCTGCCTGTGCAGGATGTGAACAATATATAGTACATCTTGTACTAAGTCAAGCGGAGAATGTAGAATAATTCGCGGAGAGGCTTCACTTCAGTTTTCAGAGGTTGCTGCTGTGGCTGGTACAGAGGTGGAATGGCAGCGGAAACATAAGCCTAGACAAAAAGGGGCGCGAAGGATAATGTTTGCGACCGAGACACCTATGCGAGTTTTCACGCTCGGCTATCAGGGCCTTAACCTCGCCGCCTACGTCCGCGAGCTGCAACGGGCGGGCGCAGGCGCAGTCATTGACGTTCGGGAGAAGCCGTGGAGTAACCGGCCGGATTTCATCAAAGGGCCGCTTGGTGACGGGCTGGCGCGCGGCGGGATCGATTACATTCACGTCGCGGCAGCGGGCAACCCCGCGTCCATCAGGAAGACGACCGCCAGCGCAGAAGAGTGTTTGGGGCGTTACCGGGAGCATCTTGTGGCGCACCCGGAAGCCGTCGAGGAACTGTACTCGTACGTGCGCCTCGCCGTCGAAAAAGGTCGGCCCGCGTGCCTCACGTGCTACGAGCGTTTACCCGAACACTGTCACAGGTCAGTGCTGATTGAGTTTTTGATGAGGCTGGATCGTAGGGTGAGCGCCGTACACTTACCACTAGCCACGTCTGAGGACATGCGGCCGTTCCGCCGCCTGGGGTCGCCGCTGCGTTCTCTGCAAGAAACGGCCTTCATTCACCCCGCGCGGTTCCGGTTCAGCGGAAGAGGCTGAACTGATCTTTGTTCGCTGCCCTAGCCGGTGCGGAGTAGGAATCCATCAGGCCGAAGTTGTACATGATCGTGCGGAAGTTGCCGAGAAAAAGGAAAATGTCCTTTTCCCCCTCGTTCAATTCCTGCCGCATCTTCTGTAACACCTTCTCCTTAGCGACTTCGGGATCGTTGTACTTGCGGTAGAGTTCGTGGATGCCCCACTGAAGTATGCTCATGTTGTGCGTGGGGCAGTCCGGCTCTTGGCACTTCCACCGAACGAAGAACTGCGCTTCGGGGAAGGCAAGGGGCTTGGGCTTTTCCCCGAACAGTCTCTCCTGTAACGCCCGCGCACGCTCCTTATTTTGCCACGCCTCGCGCTCCGACTCGCGCCTCATCTCAACCGAACAATCCAGAATGCTTTCCGGCACGACGATCCCCAGGGACATCCCGTGACCTTCGTAGTGTTCAAACAACTCCTCAACCGAGCGGCAGAGGTTGGGCGACTCTTCCAACAGCCGGCGGCGCTCATCGTGATCCGATAGTTTTTCCTGCGGCTCGATTGACTGCGGATCGATGCGGTAACTTTCAGGGCGCGGGTCAGTATCGTGCTTCATAACGCGCGCCGTTATCCACTGGAATTTATGGACGCGGTGTTGAGCCTCTAGATAGCGTTGGGGAACGGGATGCAGCCGGCACATCTGGAGGGTGTCTTCAAACAGGCCGCCGGTGCAGACCGTCTCCGTGTACTTCTGTGAGTGCGAGGGGTAGGTCGTGCCGAGGATGAGGATGCGCCTCGTTTGCCACTTGTCCATGATTAAGTTGTTTCTAAGTCAAAGGTTGTTTCTTCTCGTATCTCTCGAAAACCTCAAGCCTGATCTGGAACAGCTTGGCCGCGAACTCGTCGCAATCGTAGAGTTCCCAAAGGTACATCTGGCGGACGTACTTTTCGGGGATGAGGGCGATGGCGGCGAACACGTTGGCCTCGGACTGCGCTTTTCTGACTGTATCCTCAGAGAAAAAACAGGTTGCTGGCGAGTGTAAGAGGTGATGGCCGAGTTCGTGGAAGAGAGTCCACAACCTCTCAAGCCCTTTTAGCTTTGCGTTGATGATGATGGTCGGCACGCCGTCTATGACGGTATAGATGCCCTTCCAGATCATATCCTCCGAATCCTCTTCGGAGAGAGCCACGCCGTATCTCTCGCGCAGCCGATGAAAGTCATCCTCGGTTAGCGGCCTCCGATTCCACCCCTTGATCTGCCGTCGAAACTTTCTGGCGAGGGATAACATGCCACACCCCTTATTCTTCTACGTCCCCTTGATCCCCTTTGATTAGACCCGCGTCGATGTGCTTCTTGCGTGTGCGCTCGATAACGCGATCATACTTCGCCTGTTGGTCGGGCGTTAGTTTGGTTGTCTCAGGATCGCCGGGGTGGACAAGTCCGGGGGCAGTCGGCCTCCGCTGACTAGGCGTGGATGGCCGTTTTTTCTTTGCCGCCTTTGTACTCTGCCGTTGCTTAGTTGCTGTTTTCTTAGCTGCGCCCGCTGCTTTACGTGAAGATTTCGGGATCGGAAAGTCAGTACCTAACAGTTGATTGATCCGTACTAACGCAAGCGGCGGCGGTGTGACCTTGTTACCTTCCCACCTATTCACGGTAGGGCGTTCAACTGGAATATCATCTGCAAATGCCTGAGCACTGGCATATCCAGCCGCTTTTCTGGCCGCCCGCAATTGCCCGCCAAATGAGTCGTCAGGGACAGGATTAGGGGGCCGCCCCGTCCTGCCCTCGCCTTTGCCATTTTGAGACAAGAATATTGCCCCTTGACTTAGTACAGGATGTACTATATGCTTATACGCAGCCTGCAATAGCAGGCACGTAAAGGAGTCGAGAATGGCACTGTCAGCTCTGGAAATCAAGGTCGAGATATTGAAGCGGGGCGACACTGTGGCGGGGCTGGCGCGGAAGTGGAACGCGACCCCGGAAATCGTCTCGCGCGTCATCCACCGCCGCTACACGTTCGTGTACCCGGAAATCCGCGCCAAGCTCGCCAAATACTTGGGAGTCCCCGTTTCTGCGGTGGGCCGTGAGCCGCAGCGCGAGAGGCCGTCAAACGCCCGCGCCGCGTAGGGGACGCCCCCATGAGCGCAACACACGACCAAACGGACGAAAACTTTCTGACGCTCTCGAAAGAGCGTGCGCGCCGGCTCATTTTACCCATGTACGCGGGCGAGCCGTGCCGCGTCTGCGGGCGGCTGCTGACTATGGCAGACCTCGAAGCCGGGGCGGTGTTCGCTGGCTACAGCGCGGGCAATAAATCCCGCGGGGCGCACGCATCGTGCTGGACGGCCGGCGTGCCGAAGTCTGCGTGGGCGTTCCCCGACGACGCCGTATAGCCCCCTCCCCTACGGAGGGGAGCGCCGCCCACGGACGGCGCGATGGGAAGTTAGCAGAGACGAAGGGTAAAACGGCTTAAAAACGGTACGCGCTTTTTACGGAATTTTATCGTGCACATCAGAGTCATCGTCCAAGCCGACAACCCCGGAAACGACGACCTCCGCCGTGCCTTCATCCACCGCAACAGCGTGTGGCTCAAGAGGGGCGAGGAGTTGGCCGAAGTCCTGCGCGTGACGCCGAACATGGCCTACCGGATATGCGAGCCGCTGGGCGAGTTCGGATCGGGCAGCCCCTCTTTAGTCGCGGCCTACTACGAAGTCATCCGCAAGCGCGCGGAGATAGACCTGGCGGAGCGGTGCGACCCGCCGCTGTCGCTGGAGTTGGCGCACGGGGCCGTGAGGTGGGCGCGGCGATGCCTGAACGGGTCGGCCGGGCGCGGAGACATTCAGCGCACGCTCGCGGAGATCAACCTCCACGTCGCGACGGCGATCTCCGAAGCGGGCGGCAGGCAGCAGGGCGAGATGAGCATCAACGACCTGAACAAAATTCGCGACGAACTGGCGTCCCTGTGGACGCACGCGGAGCAGGGCATGGCGCTCATCGACGCCGAAATACGCCGCAAGGAGGCGCAGGCGTCGGGCGTGCCGATGATCGGCGACAAGAAAGCTAGGCAGGCGGTCTGAGGACTAGAAGAGGGCCAGCACGGCGCGGAGAAGATCGAGCGCGGCATGGCTCAGTTCGCCCTCTCCGGCGGACGCCGACTGAGTCCCGCCGTCGTCGTCGGGGCAATCGACGCCGGGTTGGCACGGGGGCGGGCAGTCGTCGTGGATTTCGGGGTAGCAGGGGCCGTAGCCGGGATACATCGTGCCGGCGGAGGCGGGGGCGCAGAGGGCAAGGGCGAGCAGCAAGGGCAGTAGTCGTTTCATCAGGGGTTCACCTCAACAGACCTCGGTAGTCGGAAGGGATTCTACAGATGATCGCGACGGAAACACTTAAAAACGCGCCCGACTTTTTAAGCGACCAGTGCGCCCTGGCTGCCTCACTGCTCTCGCGGTCGGACATTGAAGGGGCGCGCAAAGTATTGGCCCCGCTCGTCGGTGCCGGCGACATAGACGCCGTGATCCTCGCCGCCAAGGTGGAGGCCGCCGATGGGCGGTATGCCGAAGGTTTGGGGCTGTTGAATCAGTTCGTCCCCCGCATCGACGCGGGGAGCAACCGCCAGCGCGGCTGGTTCCACATGACGCGCGGCGCGCTCTACAAGGACGCCGCGGCCGGCAACCCCGATCTGATAGACCGCGCCTTTATCGAGTTTCAGGCCGGGATCGACTACCAGCTCCGAACGGACGAACAGCGCGAAGAGGCGGGCTGCGCCCTGAACAACCTCGCGCTCCTTAAGGCCCGCTTCGGCCGCTTTGACGAGGCGCATGATTTGTTCGATCAGGCGCGTGCGCTGTTCGCGGATAAGCCGGTCAAGGCGGCAGAAGTCAACTTATCTACGGCGGAAGTGTTGATAGGCGAGAAGCGATTCTACGAGGCCGAAGGCTTCGCGCTCGAAGCCATGCAGACGTTCCGCCGTTTCGACGAGCCGCGGCTACTTAGGAAGGCGCGCAGGGCTATGAATCTCGCGTCGGCCTCTGTCATGCGGGCGGAAGTGGCGGGTGAGGGGTGAGCGCGCGGCCTAATCGCCGCCGGTCAAGATCGTGCCGAGGTATCCGTCGCCGGTCTGAATGATCCCTTTACAGTCGGGCCAGATGGTGTCTGTGCAGCCGTCGCCGCCGAGGATGATCCCTTTATCTGAGTGTCCCATGACCGCGCATTCAACCACAGGAGGGGCGGGTGAGGCAACGGGGGCGGGGGCGGATTCAGCGGAATAGGGGCGGGCGCAGACAGTGCCGGTAGGTTGAATTTTATGAGCGCAGTTCTCGAACAAGTCGAGTACGCCAGCACGGCGCAGATACCTATGCGGCGCGTGTGGGCGATGCCGTCTAAGAACACCTTTGACATACCGCCGATCCGCGCGCTCGTCCGCAAGTACCTCGCGCAGTCGAAAGTATCCGTTGACCCGTTCGCGCGTAACAAGCGGCTCGCCACCTATACGAACGATCTGAACCCGGAGACAGCCGCCGACTCGCACCTGATGGCCGATGAGTTCCTCGTCCGCCTTCGCAACAGTGGCGCGCGGCCCGATCTTGCGCTCTTCGATCCGCCCTACAGCCCCCGGCAAATCAAAGAGTGCTACGAAGGCGTCGGCTTGAAGATGGGGCGACACGACGCCATGAAAACGAACTGGCATCCCGAACGCAACACGCTCGCCGGGATGATGCCGGTCGGCGGTGTGGTGCTCTCCTTCGGCTGGAACAGCATGGGCATGGGGCTTCACCGGGGTTTCGAGATTATCGAACTACTCCTGGTGTGCCACGGCGTCGGCCACAACGACACCATCTGCACCGTCGAGCGCAAGGTCGAGAGCGCGCAAACCACTCTCTTCCCCGGCGCGGGACGCGGGGACTCTGACGCCACCCCAGAGGGTCTTTCTCCCCATTCTACCTAAGACTTTTAACCGCCCCCCGCCTTCCGAGGGGGCGCACCGGGAGAGGTGAAACGATGCCGAAAATTGACGAAGCGACCAACCCGCCTAATCAGAGGATGCACGAGTGGGCGAAGCGGCGGGCGGTCGAATCGCTGTCGCGGAGCACGCGGGTTTCGACCTACACATACGCCTGCTGGCACGTCGTCACGTCGGCCCACGGCGGCGAGTTCCGCGCCCTGTTCTGGATCACGCTCGGCGCGATCAAGCGGTGGGCTGAGACGCGGCGGGCCGCCCTTGAAATCTGGTACGAGCGCACGTTCCTCGGCAAGACCGACGAGGACTTTGACCGCGAGTGCGAGGAGACGGCGCGCTGGCTGCAAAGCCTCTGTCGTCCCGCCGCGGCCGGCAAGCCCTCTGATGCCAAGTCTGACGCTCCCTCTCCCCACTCCCCTTAAAACCCCTCTTCGACCGCCGCACCGGACGGCGGAAGGCGAGGGTCTGACGCCCCACGGCGCGGCGCGGCGGGAGACGGCAATGAAGAGTTACTACGAAGACGGGGCGGTGAAACGGTATTCGGTCATCTACGCCGATCCGCCGTGGAGTTACAACGTGGCCGCGCCTCCGAGCGGGAAGTGTGCGTATCGGGGTGGCTGCCCGTATCCCACCATGTCGGCGGCAGAAATCAAAGCCCTGCCCGTCAGAGAACTCGCCGCGCCCGACTGCACGCTGTTCATGTGGGCGACTCTCCCGCTGCTTCCCGTGGCCTTCGACGTGATCGCAGCTTGGGGCTTTGAATACGTTACCTGCGCTTTCGTGTGGATAAAACAGAACCGCGGCGCGGCGGCGCGGCAGGGCCGACGCCTGCCACGCGGCGCGGAGCAGGCGTTCGACATCTTCGGCGGCCTCGGACGCTGGACGCGCGGCAACGCGGAGATCGTGCTTTTGGGGCGGCGCGGGCGACCGCAACGCATCAGCAAGTCCGTCAAGCAAATAGTTGTTTCGCCGGTTTCCCGCCACAGCGAAAAGCCCGAAGAAGTACGTAGCCGCATCGTGCAACTCATGGGCGACGTTCCCCGCGTCGAGTTATTCGCGCGGCAGAGGGTCGAGGGGTGGGATCAGTTCGGGAACGACTTGGACGGGCGCGACATTAGAGAGGCTTTGAGCGCATCCACCGCGCGACCATCTCCAGCTCTTCAGGAGTCGCATCACGTTTCAGGTTGTTACACCGCCAGCATATCAGAGTGACGTTCCCCGCGACGTAGCCCTCTGAAGGGTTGAACCTGTCAATAGACGGAGAATCGTTTTGACGGACACCGCTTTTATAATCGTAGTTGATGGCGCAGCCGCAGCACTCACAGGTCGGCGTACTGCGGATCAAGCCCATCAAGTAATCGTTGGTGAAGAATTTGCTATCGAAGGGCAGGCTGCGTTCGCGCGCCCTCTCCCTCATTCCCTGTCGCAGTATCGAAGCCCTGAATCGAAGCGGCTGAGAATCTTTCAACAGGCGGGTTTGCTCTGCTCTCTTCGGGGCGTGCTTCTGAGCATACAAATCCCTTCGGCGGGTACTCAACCGCTCCCTATTCGCAGCCTTCCACTGCCGCTGGTACGCAGCAAAACAATCCCTACAGACGGGGGCAAGACCGTTCTTGCACTGCTTGTGTGGAGGGAAAAACTCTCGCGTTTCCGGCTTTCTTTGGAGGCACTTCGAGCACTGTTTCATTGCGCCATTTTATCACGTCTCGCGGACGCATGGGGCAACGAAGTCGAGTCCGATCTGTCGCTCAAAGCTGCGCGGCTGACCGCCTAATGAGGTTACGCCATGACGACGGATGTATCAGTCTGGGCACTCCTCATCGAAGTCTTCCTCGTCGCCGTCCTGTTCTACGCCGTCAGGAGGCACGAAGGGGTAGGTTAGTGAGAGAAGGTAGGGCTTTCGGGGGTAGTGGCTTGAGGCACTTACACGCGCGCGGGGAGTGAAGGCTGAATGGTGCTGACTTTCGGATCAATGTTCGCCGGGGTGGGGGGCTTCGATCTCGGCTTCGAGCGGGCCGGGATGCGCGGCCTGTGGCAAGTCGAGATAGAGGCCGACTGCCGATCCGTGCTGGCGCGGCACTTCCCGAAGGCCAGAAGGTTTGACGACGTGACGAACGTGGAGGTCTCGCAACTTGAGCCAGTCGATGTTGTTTGCTTCGGATTCCCCTGCCAAGACCTGTCTGTGGCCGGAGAGCGCGCGGGCTTGGGCGGAGAGCGATCAGGGCTGTGGTTTGAGGCTCTACGAATTGTTGCGGGCCTTGAGCCGCGATGGGTTGTCGTTGAGAACGTCCCCGGCCTTCTCTCCTCTTGGAGTCCCGTCGAACCGCCGCCTGACGCGGTGGAAGGTGGTGAATGGGAAGTGGAAGAGGTTAGCGACTTTGAGACCGTCCTCGCTGGCCTTACAGAAATCGGGTATCGCGTCGCGTGGCGGGTGTTTGACGCTCAGTTTGACGGAGTGGCACAGCGACGCCGCCGTGTGTTCCTTGTCGGAAGTCTTGGAGACGGAAGTTGCGCCGAAATACTTTTTGAGCGCGAAAGCGTGCCGTGGAATCCTCCGACGCGCGGAGAAGCGCGGCCGGGAGTTGCCGCCGACGCTCAGGGCGGCATTGGAGGCGACGGCGAGCCTTACACCTTCGACTGGCAGGCCGGGAGTAGCGGAGACACCTCATTCAGAGGCAAGGCCCGCTCATGGCTCGAAGACAAGCCGGGGCGAACGCGCAGCCTGACGGCCAACCGCACGCTCGCCGTTTGTAATTCCATCGACACATTCGCGGGCGGGCCTGACGACAACGCCGCGCAGTCGGGGCACATCGTCGCCGCCAACAACTTCGGGGAGAGGGACGTTGAAACGTCCCTCTCAACAAGCAACGAGCGCATGGACGGCGACACGGAGACGTTCGTTGTCGCACCCTGCCTGCGGAGCAATCAGCACAACAACTCAGACCCGGCGATGGAAGCTCAGATGCTCGTCGGCTGGCACGAAAACAAGTCGGGCCAACTGACGCCGACGGACACGGCGAAGGCTCTGCGCTCCGGCGCGTCACACAGTTATCAGGGCGTCGGCGTTCGGCGCCTCACCCCGCGCGAGTGCGAAAGGCTTCAGGGATTTCCAGACGATTTCACTGCATGGGGTGTCAACGAAAAGGGTGAGAGGGTTTCGATGTCAGATTCGGCGCGTTACCGCCAGCTTGGGAATGCTGTCTGTGTGAACGTCGCCAAGTGGATCGGTGATCGCATCGTCAAGGTGACGGGGAATGCTTAATCGGGGCGAACAAACCGCGCTCATCCCGCTTCCGCAGTTTGGCGACGCGGGACTGTTCAGAGGGCCACCTATGCCCTTCACAGATTCGGGAGATGGCTTGAGGGCTGAGATTAAATCTAACGGCTATGTCTTTGCGCCGCTCGCCGCTTTGGGCTGCGGCTCTTATCGCGTCGTTTCGTTTGGCTTTCGCCGCTTGTTTAGTCCGCGCCTCTTCAATCCGCTTGAGGGCGTCAAGGGCGACGCCGTGTTTGATGTGCAGGATGTGCAGATAGGGAAGAGTCGTTCTGAGGAAGGATTCGCAGTCGCGCATATTCGTGACGGAAAGGGTGAATCGCTCACGCCAGTGAGGCTTGAACTGTTGACTTCTGATGGCTCCGTATCCAAGCCGCGCCTGAATGCCCCGCAGGACTTCGGGGACGCAGTTGGCGAGGATGATGCGGACGACGCTGACGCCTTTCCGCGTGGTCGGCTCAATGCCGATGTAGCCCTCACCGTCGGTGAAGCCCGCGAGGTAGGCGGCGAAGGCTTCATCAGTGAAGTCGCTGAAATCAAAGGTTGTCATACGAAGCATTTTACCACATCCGAGCATACGGTATTTGACTATCTCGCGGTCGCCGTACCGTGTGCGCGTTGGATCGGTGAACGCTTGGTTCAAGTTTGCGGCGCGGCTAGAGCGGGGATTCGTGCGTGACGTTGCCCGCGTTCTTTGCAGCATTGACTTGAATGACATGGATTTTCACCCCCCGGCCCGCCTCCTACACGCCAAGACACGGAGAGGGCCGGCGCGAAAGTTTCCGGGGTCGCGCGCCCCTGCTAAACGCGAAGGCACGGGGGGCGCGCTGACGGGGCCGGGGGAGGTCGGGACATAACGGGAGGGTTCGCGGCCTCCCCCGGCGACAACATGAGACGGAGGGCAGAGCAGATGCCGACTGAGAGGATTCGACTGAAGGGGCCGGGGCTGGACGAGGCGGAGTTCGCCGGGGCGGTTTTAGAGCGCGAGATCGGTGCGTACTGCGGCGTCCGCAACGTCAGGGCGGTTGGCTTCCCCGAAGAACTCGGCGGCGGGCTTTCGCTGACGGTCGTGTTCGACGAGATGGCGTCGGGCAGGTACGACGACACGGCCCTCCACGTCCTGAAAAAAGAGTACGGTCTGAAAGGCATCCGCGCCGAGCGGAAGGTGGAAGGGTAAGAAGCGATGAGTCTTGAAGAGATGCTGAAAGACGTTCCCCGTACCCGCATCGAGTTCGCGGACGGGCTGGAAAAGTCGAGGCTCGCGGCCGTGCGCTCCGCCCTGCGTAGCGTGACGGTCACGCTCTCGCGCCTCCGCCGACCGAATAAGTGTGAGCGCCCTTTGCGGCAGTCGGACATAGACGACCGGTACACGGACAACGTCGGCGCTTACGAGCGGAAGATCACGAAGCGCCTGTACGGGGGCGCGTCCTCGCCGCCCGCCATGTTCGTCGCGGACAAGAAGATCATCATCACGGAGCGCAGGGACAGGCGGTGAGCGCGCCGCCTCCGGCGCGGGCGGGGGCCGAAGGGTGAAAATCTTATGAACGGGAAACAACTGGTGGCCGAACTGAGGAGGCTGCACGGCCAGTCGAAGGACACGACCAACTCGCTCGCGCGCCTGCTGGCGGAGGCCGAGGGCGTGCCCGACGGCGGGCAGTCCGAAGATCGAGGCGACTCGTCGCAACCGCCTGCGGCTGGCCCGGCCCCGCAGAAGACGGACTTGGCGTCCGCGGCGCAGCTCGGCTACCTACGCAGGCTCGCCGCAGACCTCCGCCTCGACCTCGAAACGGAGTGCCAGAAGTTTTACGACAAGGGATCGCATGAACTGTCCAAGCGGGACGCCTCCGCGCTGATCGACCGCTACAACGCTTTGAAGCGGCAAGAAGAGGCGGCGTGAAGTTTAACCGACTCCGCTACGGCATTACCGGAGTCCGTCCTTTGGGGTAGCACTTGCCGTACACGAAGCCGAAGGGGTGAAGGCCAACATCGCGTAAGCCGCCGTTGTTCGCTCAGGGGCGCAACCCAGGCCAAACCCGCCGGCCCTGTGTCTCGCAGAAGGACGTAAAAATTTCAAAGGGCCACGTGGCCCTTTGAACGGCCCGGCGGGGTTCGTAGCGCCCCGCTCCTCCGTGCGAGAGAACCGGCACTGCCAGCGAGGCGAGCGGTCGCTCAGTCAGACCTGGTGGGTGAGCCTACACGGGGTAGGTTTACCTACCGCTCGGCTCGCAATCGCTAGTCAGCACTAATCGTTGAGAGGTGAGGCCGTGAAATACAGAGAGCATCCGTTGAGCCAGATTCTCCCGATGATGCCCGAAACCGATCTGGCCGAGTTGGCGGCGGACATTAAGCAGAACGGGCTACGTGCGCCCATAACCTTGCTCGACGGGAAGGTTCTCGACGGGCGCAACCGATACAGGGCTTGCCAGATCGCCGGGGTGGAGCCGCGCTTCAAGGACTTCAACGGGAACGGCGACCCGCTGGCCTTCATCATCTCCGCCAACGTCCGCCGGAGGCACTTGACCGAAAGTCAGCGCGCGATGATCGCCGCTAAGATCGCCAACCTCAAACGTGGGGGCGACAGGCGGAGCGGCCTCGCCGGGGGTACGACTACCGCCCAAGCTGCGGAGGAGTTGGGCGTCGGCGAACGTACCGTGAAGCGCGCGAAAGAAGTTCTGCGCGACGCCCCTCCGGAAGACATCGACGCAATCGAGCGGGGCGAGAAGACGGTCACAGAAGTCGCGCGGGCGGCGAAGGCTAAAGCCGAACGCCCGGCGGAGCGGCTGGATAAGACCGGCTACCCCATACCGGAAGCGATCCTGTTCGAGTGGGATCGCGCCGCCGAGGCCGCCAAGACCCTCCTCTCGCACGTCTCGGCGGCGCGCTCCGAACTCAAGAACGCGCTCGCCGAGGGCGACGCGATCTTCGCCGAAGTCACCAACACGACGGCCGCCGATCTCGACAACGCCTACACCTCCCTGAAGTGCGTCGCGCCTTACGCGGTCTGCACCTCCTGCCAGGGCCACGCCCGCAAAAAGTGCTCGCTGTGCAAAGGGAGGGGGTTCATCTCCGAGTTCGCGTGGCGCTCGTTCGTGCCGGCCGAAATCAAGAAGCTGCGGGGTGCCAAATGAGGCTGCGCGACTACCAGGAGCGGGCCGTCTCGTCCGTGCTGAAGGAGTGGGAGGAGCACTCTTCCACGCTCGTCGTGGCCGCGACGGGCACGGGCAAGACGCAAATTTTTTCCGAGGTCATCCGCCGGATGCAGCCGTGCCGCGCCCTGGTGCTGGCCCACCGGGAGGAGCTGATCTGGCAGGCGGTCAAGCGCGTGGAGGGCTTCGGCCTGGACGCGAGCGTGGAGATGGCCGAACTCTCGGCGGAGAACCACTGGTGGGGCGCGTCGCCCGTCGTGGTCTCGACCATCCAGACGCAGATCGCGGGCCGGGGCAGGATGAGGCGCTTCGACCCGTTCGACTTCAACCTGCTCGTCATCGACGAGGCGCACCACGCCACCTCGCCGAGCTACCGCCGGGTCATCGACTACTACCGGAAAAACTCCGATCTGAAAATCCTGGGCGTCACGGCGACGCCGGACAGGGCCGACGAGCAGGCGCTCGGCCAGGTGTTCGAGTCCGTGGCGTTCGACTACGAAATCCTCGACGCCATCGAGGCGGGTTGGCTCGTCCCCGTCGGGCAGCAGCTCGTGACAATCGAGGGGCTGGACTTCTCGGGGATTCGCACGACGGCCGGCGATCTGAACGGGGCCGATCTGGCGGCCGTGATGGAGGCCGAGAAGAACCTGCACGGCATCGTCTCGGCCACGCTCGACATCATCGGCGGGCGGCGCACACTCGTCTTCGCCGTCACGGTCAAGCAGGCCGAACGCTACGCCGAGATATTCAACCGGCACCGGCCGGGGGCGGCCGATTGGGTGTGCGGCAAGACGCCGAAGGATCAGCGGCACGAGACCTTCAGGAAGTTCGGCGAGGGCGCGACGCAGATTCTCGTCAACGTCGGGGTGGCGACCGAGGGCTACGACAACCCCGGCGTCGAGGTGGTGGTCATGGCGCGGCCGACGAAGTCCCGGTGCCTGTACAGCCAGATGGTCGGCCGCAGCACCCGGCCCCTCCCCGGCGTCGTTGACGGACTCCCGACGGAGGCGGAGCGGCGTGGGGCGATAGCGCAAAGCGGCAAGCCGTCCTGCCTCGTGATCGACTTCGTCGGCAACGCCGGCCGGCACAAGCTGATGACCGCGGCCGACATACTCGGCGGGAAGGTGTCGGAGCAGGCCGTGCAGCGCGTCCTCTTCAAAGCGGCTTCCGAGGGGCGGCCCGTCGATGTCGTCGAAGCCCTGAACGCCGAGGAGCAGCGGCTGCGGGCCGAGGCGGAGGAGCGGAGGCTCAGGGAGGCGGCGAGGAGGGCGCACGTCATCGGGCGCGCGCAGTTCTCGGCCCGCGAGATCAACCCGTTCGACGCCTTCCAGCTCGAGCCGGCCAGGGTCAGGGGGTGGGACGCCGGGCGGCAGTACACCGAGAAGCAGGCGGCGCTACTGAGGAAGCAGGGGATCGACCCGTCGAGAGTCCCGTACCCGCAGGGCGTCCAGTTGATAGCCGAGCTTTGCCGGCGGTGGGATAAGAAACTCTGCACGATCAAGCAGGCGAACCTGTTGCGGAAGCACGGCTACGAGACGAAGGACTTGGCGATGGCCGAGGCGAGCAGGCTGATCGACGCCCTGGCGAAGAACAACTGGCGGCGGCCCGACGCGGCCCACTGAAGAGCGATGGCGGCAACAAGATACCGTTGGGTGAGGGTGACGAAGCGTGATCGCTGCCGCGTCTGCGGCAAGCCCGACTTCTGCACCTACGCCCCGGAGGTCGGACTGGCCCTGTGCATGAGGGTGGAGAGCGACCGGCCGAGCAGGAACGCCCTCGGCGGTTGGCTGCACCGGACGGGAGAGCCGACCGCCGCCCCCGAGCGGCGCGCGGCGCCGGCCGAACGGCCGCCGCAGGATTTCGGCCGGCTGTGGAAAGGCTGGTTTGACGCGACGGACATCTACCACCTGGACGGGTTCGCCATGTCCCTCGGCGTCCGCACCGACTCGCTGCGATCCGTCGGCTGCGCGTGGACGGGCCGGGAGTGGGCCTTCCCGATGAAGGACGAAGCCGGGCGGATCATCGGGATCAGGCTCAGGGACGAGCGGGGCCGCAAGTGGGCGGTCAGGGGATCGCGAAACGGCCTGTTCGTCCCCGACTCGGCACCGCGGGGCGTCTTGTGGGTCGTCGAGGGGCCGACGGACGCGGCGGCGGCGCTGACCATCGGGCTGGACGTGATAGGGCGGCCGTCCTGCTCCGCCTGCGACGAGATGGTGGCCCGCTACGTCAGGCGGCAGAAGTCGCGGAGGGTCGTCATCATCACGGACAACGACCGGCCGGACAGCCGCGGCGTGGTGGCGGGCGTCCGCGGGGCGGAGAAGTTGCGAAAGGCGCTGCCCGCCACGAACTGCGTTTACGTGCCGCCGACGAAGGACTTGAGGGAGTTCGTCAACAGGGGAGGGGATCGGCTGTTACTTGAGTCCGCCTTGAAAGACTTAGTGTGGCAACACCCTACCACTGCGCCGTCGTGACGAGTTTGGAGAGGGCCGGGGGCACGGCCCCGGTTGGGGGTGGGAATTGGTAGAAAGTTTTAGTGAGAGAAGGTGGGGCGTTCTAGGGTCGTTACTGCGCGCGTATTCGCGCACCACCGTTTGATTATGCTTGAGCGTGATTTATCCGGGCCGGTGTCGGAGTGGATGAGGGACTTAGGCTTCACTCCATACGCCGAAGTCTCCTGCGTCGGCTACACGATTGATTTGGTCGGGCGCAAGGGTACTGAACTGCTGGCCGTCGAAATGAAGCGCACGCTGAGCGGGGCGGTTATTCGCCAAGCCTACCGCTGCGACCTGTTCACCCGGCTGCGCTACGCCGCCGTGGGCACAAAGCCGAGGGCCGCAGGCGTCGCGCGCTGCCAGAGGGTCGGCGTCGGCCTGCTGTCGGTGGTGGGCGATCAAGTCACCGTGCTTGTGGAGCCGGGGGCCGCAGACGGGCGCGGGACGCCGCAGTTCGACGGCCACTACGCCAGAGCGATGCACAAGGTTTTAGACGCGCGCGAGCCGGGCGGCGTGGGCGGTGTGCCCTGCACGAAGGGCGTCGGCCCGGCGCAGGAGTGCTTCGAGCGCGTAACGGCGTACCGGCAAACGCGCCCGCTCGCTTCGTGGCGGGAGATATTCGAGAACGTGCCGAACCACTATGCCAACCACGCGAGCCTGCGCGGCGCGATGACGGTCGTGCAGAACGGCCGCTTCAGCTCCGAGCCGCTGACGCTTGAGGGTTTAGCGTGACGCCCACCCCCTACGCCCGCCCGTTCGGCCGCGCCCCGCACCGGGCCGAGGAGGGGGGCGAAATAAGTTGGATTTCAGGGAGAACGAAGATGATCCGAGGCAACATACAACTACAGGCCGAGACCGCCGAAAGGTTGCGGATCGCGCTTGAAATCATCGGCCGCTCGGTCGTCGGCAGTTGCAGCCTTGACGACCCGGAAGGGGAGCAGCATTACGGCGGAGATTTGGACGACTCGATCACCGTCGCGCACTTCCAAGTGCTGCCCGAATACCGCGAGGGCGATCTGGAAAAGTTCGTCGGCTGCGACCCTAACTTTACGGGCGGGCTGTCCACGGAGGAACACATAGATCGTATCAGGGGCGGCGCGGATGCGTTCGACCAAAACACAGAGGGGATGATCTTCTACGGGTTTCGTTATTGCTTGGGGCGCGCCACCTACGCCGTGAATAGTTGTGTTGACTACCTCATCGCCAACTGGCAGCGGATAACCCCCGACACGCAGTTCCTTATCCAGCGCGACATTCAAGAGGCGTTCCGGCGCAATGAGTACGGTATGGAAATGGATCGCGCCCAATGGCAGCGAGTCCTTGAGCTGCCTGCGCCTGAAAAGGGGCGCGGATAGATGCTTTGTTTATGCGCCCATCCCGACACTTCGCACGGGCAGCGCGTGGCGCGCGAGGGGAGGGGAAGGGCCGACACTTTTTGAGACTTGATGGAAAGGCCGGAAGGAGGCAAACGAAATGACGAACGGACAGAGCAGGCGGGAGGGCGCTTGGGGCATCGTGAACGGCGACGGCGAGTTGCTGACGTTCACCATCAGGCCCGGCCGCGATTGGGCCATTGGCGACTTCTGCAAAAACCCCGGCTACGACTACCCGGAGAGTACCGACACGCGGGAGAAGCGTTGGCGGTGGCTGAAAAGGCGCGGGAACAGGTGCGTGCGGGTGGAGGTGTACTACGCGGCCACCGAGGGGAAGGTGCGCTAACCGGATGACCGCCGTGCCTACTTGCACCTGTCGGCCCCCCGACCCGCCCGTGGGCGACTACTGCCGGGCGTGCAACAGGCTGATAGACAAATCCGCCGAAGAAAAGGGTGCGGCGGGCGGGAAATCTGTTATCATTAGCGATGATGAGAGGGCTTTCGCGCTTCGGCAGTACCGCACGGTGATGAGCCAGCGGGCGACCTTAGAGAAGAGGGCGCGGGAGTTTCAGGAGCGTTACGGGTTTCGACCCGAAGACGCGAGATAAGATTTTTGAGTTTAGGTTGTGGTCATTGAGGGCGGGGGCCGTCAGAGCACTAGCGGGCTAGGGATGCTGGGCGGCAGCTGAGCGACCTGAGCCACACACCTAAAACCGGGGCGCGGAGGTTAGCCGCGCCGACTAAGGCTTTCGCGGGGCGTGCCTATCCGAGCTATGAGGATGAAACGTCCCGCTTCTAAAAACTAAAAGAGTCCCGGTCTAACGACCCCACTCGCCGTCAGTCTGGCAGCCCTGCCTTCGCGCTCGCTGCCTCCTGCGGCGAGTTTTTCTTTTGCACCTATGCCCCGCGACCCCCATCCCGAAGACCGGCGAGGCGAAGCATGAGCCAAGACCTGTCCGAGAACTGCAACCGCCTCCGCATCGTGCTCGACGAGATAGACGCGCAGGCCATGAAGCACATAGCGGCACTCGAAAACGTCCTGCGTGAGACGGCGCGCGAGAGGGAGCGGCTGGAACTCGTTGAAGAGAGGGCGCGGGAGAGGGAAGCCCCGAAGTCGAGGAAGGGGAGGTAGTTGTAATGGCAAAACAATGGCAGCTCGCTAAGTCGCTCGAAACACTGCGGAAGCAGATCAACGACGCCTTCCCTAACCGGAGCAAGGCGAGCGACGGCACGGTGGGCGATCTCCGGCACCAGGCCAGCGCGAGCGATCACAACCCCAACCCTGCGGGGGTGGTCACGGCGATGGACATCACACACGACCCGGCCAAGGGCGTTGACTGCCACAAGCTCGCTGCCGCCCTGCAAGCCTCCAAAGACACGCGGATTAAGTACCTGATCTTCGACGGGCGGATCACCCAGAAGGGCAACCCGCAGGCTTGGAAAAAGTACACGGGTAAGAACGCCCACAAGCAACACCTCCACGTCTCGGTCAACTCCGATCCGTCGCTGTACGACTACGCCGCGCCGTGGAAGCTGGACGGGCTGATACCGGCGAAGCCCGCTGCGGTCACGGGGGTTCGCGCCGTTGCGAAGTCTATCGCGGACGCGCCGCCGGTCGGATCGGCCTACATCGATTCGCCCGCCCCCGCCCCGTGGGGCGCAGACCGCGAAATTCAAGAGATCGGGCGACGCGCCGGCGAGTCGCTTGGCGATCAGGTTGAGAAGACCATCCCGGCCATCCCCCCGCTGCCCGTCTCCGTGCCGGCCATCGTCAAGTCAGTCGCCGGGGCCACGGGCGGGCTGTCCCTGGCCTCGGTCGCCGCCGCCTTCCTGTTCCTGCGCGACAACCCCGAGGTCTTCAATGCGGTCGTCACGCTCGCCAAGTGGCTGATTGCGGCCTTCGCCGTCGTCGGCGCGGTCGGCGTCGCGGGCGTCGTCTATCTGCGGGGCGTGGCTATCAGGGCGGCGAACGAGTTGAACGCCGTCAGGTTTCAGAACGCGGCGCGGCGGGAGACGGCCGACGTCGAATTCGACGGTTGGAAGTCAACGAGGGGGGCCGGGTGATGGACGAGGCCGCCTTTCATAAGTTGAGGCCCGGCGATGTCGTCCGCCACGTCGGCGGCGCGGAAGGCTATACGGTTGAGCGGGTGGCGGATCGGAGGGGCGCGGTGACGATCATCCGCCGCCAGCGAATCCACAACCCGGCAGAGTGGGAGTTGATCGCAGAGGGCGGCGGGGAAGTGACGGCCCGCGACTACTCATCGTCCTGTCCTCGGTTCGCGCTGTCGGTGGTGACGGGGTTGGCGGTCGCGGGGTGTTGAAAGGTTGTATGGGCGAACAGGCAGAACAGAACGACAAGGGCCAGTGGTGGGGCGCGCAGTTCTGCCCGCACCCCGGCGAGCGGTGCATCGACGGCTGCTACTTCTGCGGGCGCAACGTGGGCAGCCCCACCGGGGATCACGATCACACGAAGGTGTCTAAGCAGGGCGAGCCGCCCGAATACGGTTGTGTGTGCGAGACGTGTTGACCGCGTCCCTCATCTTCCGGGGCGGTCGCATGACAGTTTTTTGATTTCCCTTTCATCGTTGGAAGGGAGGGAGCGGGCCAGGCGGATTCCGGTCAAAGACATCCGCCCGACCCTTCGACGCGAAGACGTGAGTTGACCACGCCTTGCGCCGCGCGCGTAACTCTATGGCGGTGGGGGCCGAAACACAAATCAGTTAAGGGCCGCAGAAAGGATTTCCCTCACCGCTATGGAAGAGTGGATGCGGAGCATGGAGGCGCGGATGGTCAGGATTGAGGAGGCGGTGACGCACCTCGCGCCCGTCGTCATGTTGCGCGACATGATCGAGCCTCTACAGCGCGACCTCTTGCAGATCGCCAACTCCGTGCAGGAGTTGACCCGCTCAGACCTCGAACTCAAGGAACTACACAAGGCGCTCATGGTCGAGCGCGCGAAGCAGGAGGAGGCCCGCCACCGCGTCGAAATCGAGAAGTTGCAGGAGGAGCTGGCGGCGCAGCGGGCGCACACCGAGCAGTCGCGGCGCGAGCACCAGGAGGACAGAAAACAGCGCGGCGTGCTCGTCTGGATTTCCAAGAAGGCCCACCCCGTCGTGCAGTTCTTCATAGCCCTAGCGGTGGCCCTCGGCCTGATTTACGGATTCGCCTTATGGCTGCAAGCGCACTACAGGTGAACGGCCGCCCCCGCGTCCTCTTTTGTGATGATGCGGAAGACCTCGTCGCGCACCTGCGCCTCTTCTTCCGCGGTGCGGCCTTCGATGCCGAGTTCGTCACGGACGGGGAGACTTTGGCGCGGCGGGGCGCGGACGAGCGGTGGGACTTGATCGTGACCGACCTCGCCATGAGTCCCGTGGACGGGTGGACGGCCGTGGAGAGGATCAGGGAGGTGTCGCAGGTTCCCGTGTGGGCGCTCTCGGCCCACGTGAAGCGCGACATGATGAATCGGGTGCGGGCCAAAGAACTCGACGTGCTGCTGCTCGAAAAGCCGGACGACACAATGACGCTGCGCGAGCGCATCGAGAACTTCTTCGCGGGGGTCGCGTGACGCGCGCGTCCGGGCCGCACCGGCCGCCCGTAGGCAGGGGGTGTTGGTTAGTGGGGCAGAGGAAGTGAGTAGCCGTAAAGCCTGAATGTCACAAAATGTCACACAAAACACCCCGCAGACTGTGAAGAAAGAGCGCGCCGCTTTTCTCGTGGCCGAAGACCGTCTGACCGACGAAAACATTGCCGACGAACTGTCAATTACACGACGTACCTTAGCTCGCTGGAAATTGGAAAAGGGCTTTCAGGCCCGCGTCGTGGAGATAAAAGAAGAGACCCGCCGTGCTTTAGTCGCGCGCGGCATCGTTGAAAAGCAGAATCGGCTCGACGCCTTAAACGACCGGTGGGAGCGGATGCGCCAAGTTATCGCGCAGCGGGCCGACAACCTGAAAGGCGTGCCGGGCGGCGGAAATACCGGCCTTCTGGTTCGGCAGGTGAAGGGCATCGGGAAGGGTGAAGACTTTCAGGTCGTTGAAGAGTACGCCGTTGATACGGGGCTTTTGCGGGAGATGCGCGAGCACGAGAAGCAGGCGGCGCAGGAGTTGGGCGAGTGGTCGGAAAGGCACGAACACACCGGCAAGGACGGCGCAGACCTGTTCAGGAATATCACCGTGAGGATTGTTGACTCGAATGGAGATTCGGACGAATAAGGTCTTCCGCGTCTTGAACAAGTCCCGCGCGCGAATCACATCTTTGCGCGGCGGCACTCGTTCGGGGAAGACCTACAACGTCCTATTGTTTCTCATTCTCGTGTGGGCGCGACTCGCGCAGGGGGAAGTCTGCACGGTCGCGCGAAACACTCTGCCTGCCCTCCGCGCGTCCGCCATGCGCGACTTCTTCGAGATTCTAAACCGTCTGGATTTATACCGGGAGTCGAGCCACAACAAAAGCAATAACGAGTATCAGTTAGGCTCCAACCTCTTCGAGTTCATCGGAGTGGATCAGGCAGAGCGGGTGAGGGGGCGCAAGCGCAACGTCTTGTTCTTGAACGAGGCCAACGAGAATGAGCTTGAGTCATTCCGGCAGTTGGCCCTCAGAACGACCGACAAGATCGTCTTAGACTACAACCCGTCTGACCCGTTCTCTTGGATTTACGATCAGGTGGAAATGCGCGACGACAGCGAACTGTGTGTGACCACCTACAGAGACAACCCGTTTCTTGAGGAGTCGCTTGTCTCTGAGATCGAAAGGCTGCGCGACGTGGACGAGGATTACTGGAAGGTTTACGGACTCGGAGAGATAGGTTCGGGTTCTACGCGGGTCTTCACCCACTGGAAAACCGTCACGGATGCCGCCTACCCCCATGGCAAGGGTGCAGCCGCCTACGGCTTGGACTTCGGCTACAACGAGCCGACCGCGCTAACGGAAACGCGGCTGTATGACGCCGAGTTGTACTGGCGTGAGATGCTATACCAAACAAAATTAACCACAGCCGATCTGATAGAGAAGTTGAAGGAAATCCCCGAACTCGCAACCTCATACATCGTCGCAGACTCGGCTGAGCCGAAAACCATTGAAGAGATACGGCGCGCGGGCTTCAAGATCGTGGGCGCGTATAAAGGGCCGGGTTCTGTCAAGGCCAGTATTGATCGCGTGAAGTCGAGGCCGCTCCGAATCCACGAAGGCAGCGCAAACCTATTGCGAGAGGCCAAGCGTTACAGTTGGAAAAAGGATAAGAAAACCGGGCAGATTTTGGACGAGGTGATTGACTTCGACAACCACGCCATTGACGGCGGGCGGTACGGCACGGAGTGGCTGAGTCTGCCGCGCGAGCCGCAGATCACCAAGTCATTCAGCGGGGTGCATTCGGGATGAGAATCCAATTCGACACGTTGACCCGCCGCCAGATAGCCGAGGCCGTCACGGGGGCCAAGAAAGAGGCCGACAAGTGGGGCGCGGCCGACAACCTCCTCTTCTACGACGGCGAGCACTTCGACAAAGGCCGATTCTGGACGGGGCCGCAGCCGGCCGACGGCGACCGCAACAACCCGGCGTCTTACGACAAGGTCGAAAAGGAGTTCGCCAGCAAGAACGCCGTGCGCGACATCACGGACGGCCACCGCGACGGGGTGGTGAGCCGCGAGATCGAGTGGGCATTGACCGTCCGCAGGCCGCTGGCGAAGAAAGGTGAAATCCTAGACGGGCGCGAACTCACGGAGGACGAGAAGCCGAACGAAAAGGAGCAGGCCCTAATCCGGGAGGCGCAGGCCGCGCTGACCGTGTGGTGGAACGAGCGGCGGATGCTGAAGGTCTTTCAGGACGCGACCGAGACGCTGCTCAAGACGACCCGCGCACCGATGCGCCTCTTCATTCCGCCGGCAGAGGTCGGGGAAAATGGGATGATCCCTACCGCCCCGCTGGAAGAGTCCTTAGAGAAAATCTTCGTCGAGGCCCTGCCCTACGATCAGGCCACGGTGCTGACCGACCCGTACAGCCGACGCCAGGCCGGGGTGTTCGCGGTCAAAGACGGCGAGGAGGAAGTCGCAGAGATAACTTACCTGAACGACGCGAAGGAGACCGTCTGGAAGGTATTGAGGGATGAGAACAACCCGGCCGTTCCGTACACGCCACAATCGAGCTACCAGTCGATTTTCTCCGCCACGCCCCGGCGGGAGGCCGACGCGGAGCCGGCCACGTTCGACCTGGGCGGGCGTCTGCTCATCTACGAGATGCGGCGCAAGCCCTTCATCACGCCGCAGATCGTCCAGAGCAACAAGCAGCTCAACAAGGCCAAGACCTTAAGGGGGCACAACCTCAACACCGCCGGCTTCGCCGAGACGACGCTCCTGAACGTCGATCTGCCCGGCAAGATCGTAACCCAACCGGACGGCTCACAGAAATTCGTGCCCGACCCGATCAAGCGCGGCCCGCCCGTCATCAATGCGTGGACGGGGTTCAGGTGGACTGACGGGGAAGGCAAGGAGCACGTCGAGCAGCCCTACATCGAGCGGAGTGAGCCGTCGCCTGTGGACGTGTTCATCGGGAGCGAGCGGGCCGACTACCGGGACATACTCGAAGAGTCCAAGCAGGTTCACACGCTGATTGCGGGGGACGCGCAGGCCACGGGCGTTTCAAGGGTTCAGGCGCGCGGGGGCTTCGCCCTCTCCCTGAACCCGACGAAGGGCGAGGTGGACGCCGCGTGCCGGTGGGCGCTCGAAACCGTGCTGGCGATGGCCGCCACGCTCTCAGGCCAGCCGGGACGGTTCGACTCCCTGCGCGCCAACGCCGACTGCCGGATAGACACGGGGCCTGTCACGCCCGAAGAGGTCACGATGTACGTCTCGCTGTGGGAGAAGGGGGTCTGGTCTAAAGAGCGGGTGCAGCGCGCCACGGGCGTAGAGGACACCGATCAAGAAAACACACTGATTGAAGCGGCGCGAGTCAGGATGAGTCAGCTTACGGGGACGCCGGCCGCGCCCGACAGTTCCGAAAGGCCGGACAGTTCGGCGGCGGGTGAGAAGAGGGGCGCGCAGCAGGCCGCCTAGTCAACATGCTTCCAAGTCTTTCCGTATTTAACATCTTCAATCGTACCGCGCTTGACGATCAACTCGACGGCGAAGATGTGCTTGCAGGGCTGGCGGCGAAAGTCGTAGTCAGGGCAGGAGCAGCTTCGCTTCTCAGCGTCAACTTTGTAGCGTCCGCGTCCCGACTGGGAAGGGACAAGCCAGAGGTTGCCGTTGCGGGTGATGTTGGCGCGCTCGATGATCTGGCGGGCCTTCTGTTCGCGGATGGACATGGCGTGTGTTCCTCACTTGGTGAACACACAGCGTCAAGCTATAATTTCGGATGCTTAGGCCGCATAGCTTCGGCTGTGTGGTTGAATGCCACGGCGGAAGTTACCGCTTCCGCCGTGGCTGCTAAGTTGGCGGGGGTCGTCCGATTTGAACGGACGGACGGTGTGGTAGCACCGTCGCTGGCTTCTCAGACCAGTGGTTTAAACCACTCACCCAGACCCCCGTTAACTAATTCCTCATCATTCCCTTTTCTTCCCCTCTTTATCTTTAGGCGGCAGCGGCAGACGCCTCAGAGGCCCTCGCCCTTCGGCGGGAGGCGGGTCTGCGCGGTGTCCGGGCTTCGCGGGACGCTGCGGCAGCAAGTCGTAGGGCGTACCCGAACTGGGGGTCGAGCCGGGGACGCGAACGCCGCCCGTACTCTTCCAGCTATACATAGTACCTTTGAGATCGTGTGTGAGTGCCTCGACCTCGCCGCTCTCCGCCAACCGCTTAAGAATGCCGTGGATGCTCGCGAGCGGGTTGTTGTGCTGGCTAAGGTCATACCCGCTTGCGGCAAGCGTGTTCCGAATCTCAATCGGGGTCATGTACTTTTTGACTTGCCTGAGAACTTCACGGCAGGCATCGGCGAGGTTCGTAGGAAGCGGGGACATGAGGCTGTAGATCAGCGGGCTTTGCGCGCGCTCAGCCACCAGCGGCGAGAGGTTCGTCACGACCTGCTCCAACTGCACTATTTCGAGGTTGACTTCCTCACGCTCCGCGTCGAGTTCGTCGCGCCTCGCGCGCAACTCGGAGAGTCTTACCTTTGCGGTCGTCAGAACTTCTTTCCAGTAGTCGCTGCTCATAACCACCTCCAACGGAAGGAGCATACATGAAAAATACAACTGCGTCCACAACTTTAAGCAAATCGGGGGAAAAAAATTTAAGCAAGTGGGATGAGGCTATCGCGGAAGCCAAGAGGCAGATCGCCGCGCTCAAAAAGTCCGTCCGCTCTTTCGAGCATTTCAGGGATAGCGGAGTGCCTTTCCCTGAACCTAAGAGGCGACGAAGCGGAAAGGCTGCGGCGTGACTTTTGAGGCAGCCCGCCGACTTATGAGGCAAAAAGGGCTTATGAGGCAAAGCCGCTACGAGTGGTTTATTCACTGCGCATGGGCGGTAAAACCCTGCGCGAAGTCGGAGAGGTTCTTGGCGTTTCAAGAGAACGCGCGCGGCAAATAGAAAAGCGCACGTTGAGAATCATCCGATTCATCTACTTGTATCCCGACCGTGCTAGAGAGAAGTGGGTTGATCCCCTTAAATCTGCCGAACTGAAGAGGATCGCGAAGGAGGGGGAAGCGGTGAGGGTAGTGCCGCCGCCCCCGGTTGACGACCGCACGGGCGAGGGGGCGAGGGGGCGATAGCGTGAAACTTCAGATCATCTCTGACGGCACGCGCAAGGGTACGAAACTCGTCGCGGACGGGGGCGGCGAGGTGGAGGGCGTGTTGTCAATCGAGTGGACGTTTAATCAGGAAGAATCGTTGACTACCGCCAAGATCGAGATCGAGGGCATCGGTTTAGAGATCGTACCCGAACCCTCGAAGGATGTTCTGTGAAGCCGTGAGCGCACACCGACAGCCGATTAGGGTGGTCAAGGCGGGCGAAAAAAAATTCCCTGGCACGCCCGCAGACCGCGAAAAGTGTGCTAACATTCCGCCGGAAGTCAAGGCGCGCATCCTTGATCTGCGCCGTCGGTTCAACACCCTGCAAGACGAACTCGACGACCTCTGTGATTTGATAAAAGCATAAGGGTTTGGATTCACATCCCGCCCGCGTTTGTTAGTGACTTGGCCTTACAGCCCGTCGCTTTCGAGCGCGGGCTTTTTCTTTTTCCAGCCAACCTCGCCGGAGCGCGGGAGCAGCAACAGGCGGAGACCGATGCTGAAAATCTACGACAAGCTCGACGACGTGCCGGAGGCACTGCGCGAGCACTACAAACTCGTCGGGGGCCGCTACGTCCCCGAACTCTCGGACGATCATCCCGTCCTCTCGAACAACCGCCAGCTCGTCACGGAGAAGCAGACCGCAGAGCGGGAGCGTGACGAGGCGAAGGGCGCGCTCGCCGCCGCCAAGGTCATCCCGCACGGCCACGTCGCCGTCCCCAAGGCAGATCACGATCTCGCCGTGGCGGTCAAGGCGGCGGGCATCACGAAGCCCGAAGACTTCAACACCTTGAAGACCGAGCGCGACAACTACAAGACCACGGCCGAAGCGGCAGAGGCCGCCGCGCACGCGCACTCGGTCGGCGCGGTGATGGGGTGGGACAAGGAAAAGACCGCCCGGCTGGCGACCAAAGTTTACGACTTCTCGACCCTTGAAGTCCGCGACGGCAAAGACGGGAAGAAAGAGGTCGTCGCCAAGGTTAAACAGGGCGACAACAGCTTTGTCGAGCGGCCCTTCGCGGATGTGGTGAAGTCCACGCCGGAGCTGTCCGATCTGCTGCCGGCGCTCTCGTCGGAGCAGCGGGGCGGGGTGAGGGTTCCGGGTTCGACGCCGGGGGGCGGTGCGCCTCCGGCTGACGTTTTCAAGCGCACGCGCGAAGCGGCGAAGGCCGATCAGGGCAAGCAGGCTGACGACATGAACCCCGTCTTCAAGCGACAGGCCGCGGCCTGAAAAGAGGAGTAGAGACCGATGCCGATCCAAATCACGGAGTTGCAGGCGGAGGACACGCAGTACGGCTACCCGATGCTGGAAGTCCTCGCCACGGACGTTGTCTTCGTGGACATCTCCGATCTGACCACGGGCGAGGTGGACGCCGACGGCCGGCTCAAGCCGGGCGTGCCCTTCCAGAAGACGGGCGACACGGTGGGCGCGGGGGACGTGCTCTACGGCGTCAACCTGGAGGCCGTCAAGATTGTCGCCGACGGCCCGACCAACGATTCGCTCGCCGCCAACGCCGGCACGTTCCCCGTCACGGTCGGGACAATCGGGACGGCGCACCGCGACGTGATCGAGGACAACCTGGGGCGCCCTCTGACGGCCGACGAGATCGACGCCTTCGACGCAGCCGGTTCGAAGATTCACCTGACCCGCACCTAGGCCGGGCTACCGAGGAGATAAGGCCATGCCGAAGACATGGATTGAGGAGATCGAAGACCTGTCCCCGGCCGTGCTGACGGTGCGCGCTCAGGCGCAGAGCGTCACCGATCAGGGGCGGCTCTACTGGAACGGGTTCATGCCCCGCCGGGACGTGAACTCGACGACCTTGGACGACGTGACGACGCTCGACTTCCGCCCCGTGGCTGACCGCCGCGAGTGGAACCAGCGCGGCCGACTGCTCCCGAAGCGCATCCCGCCCCGCCGGCAGATCAAGATCGTGCCGATTGAGATGTACGACCTGATCGGCGAGGAGGAGATGCAGAAGCTGATGATGCGCTTCAACGGCGATCAGGCTTTGGTCGCGGGCGAGATGGCCGTTGACATCCCCTCTCGCGTCGATCAGATGGCCTTGGGGGACTACCGACGGCTGGAACTCGACATGTTCGAGGCGTGGCTGAACGGCTCAATCACCCAGCGCCACCCGCAGACGGGCGAGACCTTCGCCGCCTCGTTCGGCATCGACTCGTCGCGCATCACGACGGCCTTGACCGCCTGGGACGACGCCGGGGTGAATGCCTACGACGAGCTGGTCGCGTGGTACGAGGACGGCCTCGAAGCGGTCGGCGCGGGCCGCGGCGTCGCGCTGCGCCTCGCCACGCTGCGCGCGATCCAAGCCGACGCGCCCGACCTCGCCAACGGCGTGCAGATGACGCGGGCGCAGTTGGCCGAGCGCGTGCAGGACGACCTCGGTGCGCCCTTCGAGTTCATCGTCATCGAGGACACGGTCGATCTGCCGACGGACGGCGGCACGGCCACCTCTTCGACGAAGGTGTTTGAGGCCGGCAACGTCGCCTTCGTGCCTGCGGACAACCGGATCGGCTCATCGGCCTTCGTCCCCGTGCTGCGCGCCTACGACTTGGTTCGCCAGTTCCCGCAGGCCGGCATCGACACGCGGGGCGTGACGGTCTTCTACGACGAGGAGATCACGGGCCGCGAGCTTCGGATCGAGGCGCAACTGAACGCCATGCCCATCCCCGACGAGCAGCGGGTTTGGGTCATTGACGCAGGCGTGTAACGGGAGGAGTCATGCCGAAAGACCCTAGAGAAGTAACGCGCGGGGTGCGAGTCCCCGCCGTCCGAAACGAACAGGGCCGGATCACGGGGCGGCCCCGCACGCTGACGGACGAGGACGAGGTCTCGAAGCTGCCGAAGGCGCAGCGCGACCGCCTCGCGGAGCGCGGGGCAATCACCGGCTTCGGCGTCGCCCCCTACGGGGCTAAGGGCCGGGAAGGGGAGTTCGAGGCGGCTGGCGAGGCCCACGAAGAGGCGAACAACAGCGCGACGAAGAAGGCCGCAAAGAAGGCAGAAGTGAAGGGGTAGCCCGTGCCCACGCCCACACAGACGCTGACCCCGGCCCAGATCGAACTCGCCCGCGAGGTGATGGGGGAGAACTCCTATTCCCTCGTCGCCGGGCTGATTTCGGGCGGGGCGACGCAAGGGGAGGCAGACGCGAAGTGGGCGGCCACGCTCGCGGACATTGAGGAATGGAACGCGGACGTGCGGGGCAACCACGCCGACCTTGACGGCAAGGTGAAGATGAAAGCCTCCGATCTGCGCGCCGAAGTCCGCTACCGCGTCCGCACCCGCTACGGCCTGACCGGGGCGGTTGGCGCGGAAGTCGTCGGCGACGCGCGCGGGTCTTACAGCGTGCCGGCGGTGACTTACTTTTGAGTGCGGTAGCGCAAATCTCGAAGGCTTACGCGCGCGGCTTCGACGCCGAACGGAAGGTGCTGTTAGGTGAGGACGCGCGGCTACACCTCCTGAAATCCGACAAGACGATCATTGACACGCTGGCGTCGGGTTTCGGCCCGCCGCACGCCAACCGGGTCGCCCCCGGCGCGTACATCGAGATCGCTGGCCTCGCCGATGGCCTCGCCGAGGTGGCGTACCTGCTCATCACAAACTCAGACGACGGCGTGTGGAACAACCAACTGCTCGCCGTGCAGGACGATTCAACGCGGCCGGCGGCAGACGAGCAGTTTTATCGCGCGTTTGTCTTGCCGACGGGTAAGCGCCACTTCCCGCCCGACCCCGAACCTGAACCGTGAGCCAGATTACCCAGAACACGGATCGCATCGGCCCGGACATCCTCGCCGCTTTCAGCCCGGCGTGGCTGCGCGATGAGGTTGTCCCGGCGGTCGAGCACGGGTGGCAGGGCGGAATCCGTGATTTGCGCGTCATCCGCACGGGCACATATCTGGAATCCGTAGGGCTGGCCGAGTTTACCGTGACGGGCGACGGGGCGACGGCAACCATTGATAGCGTGCACTACTCAGGCTGGATCAAGCGCGGGCGCGGCGGCAACTACGACTACGTCGGCCGGCGCGCGGCCGAGGAAGGCTTGCGGAAGGCCGACCCCGACATACGGGCCGCCTTGGACGGGGCCGGGCAGAAGGTTGAGGGCTGATGCCGTTCGACGCCGACGCATACCCCAAACTCGCGGCGGACGTGCAAGGGCGCATCGCCGAGATCATCGAGGCGGCCGTCACGGTCGAAGGTGAGGGGGAAGCGCCGGACGTGGTTCTGGCGAAGGTGCTCACGCAAGACCCGGTGAACTTGGACGAGGCGCGGTGGGCGGCCTCGCTCCTCTCGGACGCCGACAAGGACGAGAACGACGACAAGCGCATCCACGCGTGGGTCGTCACGTTCGCCGGGGCCGAGCCGGAGAAGGATACGGGCGTTCACGACCTCCAGACCAAACTCACCTATCAGGTGCAGGTCTTTTATTCGCACGACTACGGCGAGGGGGGCGGATCGGAGGCGCGGCTGAGAGATGAAATCATGCGGGTGCAGTGGGCGCTGGCCTCAGACCCCGATTTCACCGGGATAGGGAAGATCGGTCGCCACTACAACTTGCACATGAGGGTCGCGTTGGGGCGCATGGGAGAGAGCGTCATCCACCGGGGGCGCGGCGAACTGGTGGTCGGGCTGCACCCGTTGCACACGGGATGAAGTGAGGAGATCAGGATGGGCGATAAATACCTAGACACCACAGTGACCGTGGCGATCTCCGAAGATCGGCAAACCGACCTCGCTACCTACTCCAGGGACGACGCCGACTTCCTCGGCGCGCGGATGGACAACGCGCCTTTCCCCGTCCCCACCCCCGAATACATCGACGACTCCGATCAGATCGGCGCGGGCGATGAGGACAGGGCCGGGACGGAACTGCGCCTCCACCGTTGGCCCCCTTTTCGCATCCCCGTTAGCGGCAAGGCGAACACACAGATGGCGGCCCGGCTGCTACTGCGCGGCGCGGGCGGCACGGTGACGAACGCGGTGGTCTCCGCCGGGGCCGTGTGGGACGCCTCGGCCGGGATGCAGAAGAAGTCCGAAGGCACTACGCCGGTCGCCACGACGATGGTTTCGGAGGACGGGGGCCGCCGCTTCCTCTGGCCCTCCATGCTCGTCAACTCCTTCGGGCTGATCTTTTCGGGCGGCGACCCCGTGCGCTTCGAGTCCGAGTTGATCAACCTTGGGGGCTTCGTACCCCTGGGCGACATCGTCGGCGGCTTCACGATGCCCGAAGCCGAAGAATACGAGTACATGCACCCGGCGGGCTGTCGCGTGACCTTCAACGACGGCGTTCCGCGCGACTACGCCGCGACCGGACGGCTGATCTCAGGCCGGGCTTACTTCACGAACAACATAGACGTGCCGACCCTGCCCGGCGACACGCCTTTCGCCGACAACGACTACGCGACGGGGACGATCTCGAAGTACGCCAACCGCGGGCCGCGCGGATTCGAGGCGGGAATCCAGATTTACGGCGACGACACCGACTTCGATGAACTCAGCTACATACTGAACCGCACGCCCCTGGCGAACCTCACCTATTTGTTCCGGGGCGACAAGATCACGGCGACTCACTACCACGAGCTCGAGGTCGTCGCGCCGCTAGTGCAGCTCCGCACCATCGGCCGCGGCAACTTCAACGGCTTCGCCACGCTCAACCTCGATTTCTTCGTCAAGCCCGACCCCGTCACGGGCCGGCGCTTCCTGTTCCGCGTCCGCAACGACGGCGGCGTGACCTTCAACTAAAGGGGTGTGCTGATGTCCAAAGAGGTGGAGAGGGAAGTCGCGCCGAAAGAGTTCACCGTTAGCGCCGACCATCTGGCGCGGGTGCGGAGGGAGGCGGGCCGCCGCCCGGCGCGCGAGATCGAAGTCGCCGAAGGCGTCACCCTGCACGACTTGCGCGAGGCCGAGGCGCGTGCCGACCGCAAGCGGGACAGGGAGAGGCGGGCGCGGGCGGAAGCCACGACGGCCGACGCTGCCGCAAATATGCCTGCTACGTTCCGCGTCACGGCCGGCGAGGGGGGCGTGGTCATCATGCCCGCGCCCGAAGCCGAAGAGGCGGGCGAAGGGTCGGCATCGGGTGAAGCCGCAGACGGCGGGACGGCCGACGCCAGCGCGACTGCGGACGCCACGGCTGGCACTTCCGCAGAGCCGCCTTTGGCCGATGCCAGGACGAGCGGCGAAAGTTCTTCACCGCCCACCCCGCAGCCCGCCAAAACGCCCCGCCGCCCGAAGGCCGACACGCCGTAAAACTGTCTTTCGTGTGAGGTTGATTTAACGGGGCGGGGCCGGACGTGCCCTGCCCCTGTTTTTTAAGATGCCGAACATCACCGCCAACAAGAGTATTCATCGCTACGGCGAGATTCCGATCCCGCAGTTCACCTCGGACGTGCCCGCCGTGTGGTCGGCCAACTCCGGCACGCTGCTCTCCGACGACAGCCCCCGCACGGTCTATAACGGCACGGACTTCCTCACGGTCGTTTACCTCGAAGTGGCGAACGAGTTCAGGCAGGTGACTGTGACGGCGACGGACGCGGGGTCGGCAGAGGACACGGCCCCGCTCACGGTTTACGGAACGTTTCCGACAATTTTAAATTGGGGCTTCAAGAGGATCGATGAAGAGGCGGCTTTAGTCAGCTTGGCCGAGGACGGCGTGACGGCGAATGTGAGGTATAAAAACTCCTCGGCCGTTGTCGGGTTTGAAGCCGCGCCCGTCAACCGCAGTCTGATTGATTGGGAAGAGTTCAATGCATTCCGCGCCCACCACAGGCTACATTTACCCTTTTTCCTTTTCGACCCGGTTGACGAGACATGGCATAAAGTGAGGTTTGATCAGAAGAGGTTTGAAGTCGAGAGGCAGGGGTACAACCGGCATAATTTCCCCGTGCTGATGCGGCAGTACGCGGGGCCGCTGTGACGCCTCGCGTAGCCCGCCCCTTGCCCTTTCCGTTTGGGTAGAATTATCCTGTGCGCCATGAGCGAAAGTGGCAACGGGCACGAAGGGGGGCACGCAGTGGAAGTGTTCACCCTAGACTCTAACGAACTCATGGAAGCAGTCAGCCACTACATGCTACAGAAGCACGGCAAGGGCCGAGTCGTTGAAGTGAAGTGGGTACTGACGCCCCAACCGGGCTACGAGCTTCCGCCCATTGCCGACATCGCCGCCGAGTGCACGGTCGAGCCTAAGAGGTGACGCGGCGGGCGAAGTAGTCGAGTGGGAGTAGGGAGACGAACTCAGAGAGTAACCTATTGTACTTTCGAGAATTGCATGACTTACAGCATACCCGAAGATTATCTAAGGTGTGGCTACCCCCGCGAGATAGGGGGATTACATGATCAATTGATATTTCCCTTCGCGTAAGGGCGCGATTGCAAATGTAACAGTGGTGTCCGTAAGTTAATATCACATGGGTGCGACTGATGTTCTCAGTGATTGTTGCCTTTATAGCCGCGCCACGTCGCACGCGGCTTCTAGCCCAAGCAGCCCGCTTCCCGCCAGTCCAAGAGGGGCTGTTCTCGCCAACTTTATAAACGCTTTGCCATTTGGCATAGCATTTCAGATCGCAAAATCTCTGCACATCAGCTCGTGTCGGAACAACTTCCATAATCGCCCCGCAAAAGGCACAGTCTTTTAATATTCGTTGGTTTTGGCAATCTCGACTACAAAACCGAGCAGTATTAGCTTGCGAAGGTTCCACTAAAAATGACTCCCCACATCTATCGCAGGGTCGCTCAAAACTTCGGATCGGCACGCAAGCCCGATTGCAATACCTTTGAGCGAGGCGTGGCCGATTGATTAACTTACCGCACGTTTCACAATTTATAGTTCGGGGTGGGTAGGCGCAGGCGTGAGAACAAAACTTAGTCTTAGCAAATTCTGAGGGCGGAACGTGAAAGCACTTTCCGCAACGTGCGCAGGCTTTTGTTCGAGGGGTAGAGGGTGCACTGGTGCGCGCGAACTTATGCTTGCAAGTTTGACTACAATAGCGCGAACCGGATCGTGAGGGCGGCTTGCGGTATATGACGCCGCAGCCTTGACAGGTGAGAGTTATTCCCGCCCCCCTGCACTCACGGCTACAGAATCGAAGGTTCTTACTTCTGGACGGATAGCTTTGGAACACCTCTCCGCAGGCCGCGCAAGTGTATTCCTGCTTGCGGCCTCTAAAGTTGTGGTTAGCCGCGCCAGTTTGTTCTTTGTAGGCCGCCCCCATGCATGCATAGGAGCAGTAACGCCTTCGTTCGGCATGACTCTGTTTAACTTCAAACTCCCCTTGGCACTTTAGGCAAGTTTTTATCTCGCGGCTGCGAGGCGTTGCGGCGTAGTAACAAGCCCGCGAGCAGAAGCGCGCGGGTGCGCGAGTCTTACCACGCGGCTGCGGTTTGAAGGGTTTCCCGCATTGTTCACAGTTTGCCGCTGTTAGAGGGGAAGGGTGTGCAGTGATGGGTTGTGATAAGCTATCCATCGTCGGATCGATCTTCTTTAACCCGGAATCGGTTCGTCCACGCTCTCGGCCGGTGGCACGGCGCGGGAGCATTTCTTTTGCAGGATTATAGCACGATCTGGTAGCATCCACGCCCCGGCTCGTTCCGATCTCACTCACGATAGGCGGACAAGATGGACTTCATCGATCACCTCAAAGCGTTGGCCGCGAAAGTTCCCGCGCTGTGCGATCTGCTACAGACGGAAGAGGCGACCAAGAACGCCCTCGTCATGCCCTTCATCCAGATTCTCGGCTACGACATCTTCGACCCCACGGAAGTCGTGCCGGAGTTCATCGCGGACGTGGGCATCAAGAAAGGCGAGAAGGTCGATTATGCGATTAAAAAAGAGGGTCAAATCATAATGCTATTCGAGGTCAAGCATTGTGGCGCAGACCTCAATATCAAACACGCCTCACAACTGTTCCGCTACTTCGCGACGACCGAGGCCAAGATCGGGGTGCTCACGAACGGCGTGGTGTACCGCTTCTTCACCGATCTGGAAGCCCCGAACAAGATGGACGAGAAGCCATTCCTTGAGGTCGATATGCTTGACCTGAACGAGACGGTCGTTGGCGAGTTAAAGAAGCTGACCAAGCCCGCCTTCAACTTGGACGAGATGATGACCACGGCAGGCGATCTCAAGTACACGCGCGAGATCAAGCGGCTGCTGGCCGAACAACTTGAGCACCCCTCAGACGAATTCGTGAAGTTCTGCGCCTCTAAGGTGTTCAACGGCGCGCTAACCCAAGGACGGCGGGAATACTTCGCACAGATCACGGCGCGGAGCTTCCATCAGCTCATCAACGAACGCATCGATTATAGGCTCAAGTCTGCGATGTCAGGACACGCCGCGCCGACTGTCTCGGACGATCTAGAGTCAGAAGAGGCCGGGGGGCTGGTAGTAACCACTGAGGAGGAGTTGGAGGGCTTTTACATCGTCAAGTCGATCTTGCGCGAGCAGGTCGATCCTGACAGGATCGCCCACCGCGACACGCAGAGTTACATGGGCATCCTCTTAGACGACAACAACCGCAAGCCGATAGCCCGCCTGCATTTCAACCGGGCGCGCAAGCAGATTGGCATCTTCGATGAGAATAAGAAAGAGGAGCGGATACCGATTGATTCTCTAAACGACATCTACAAATACGGTGACAAGATGAAGCGTTTACTTGCGTTCTATGAGCGCGCAGCCGGGAAAAAGGAGTTGCCATCCTCGGAGTCAGCATCGGAATCAGATCAGGAGTAACCTCGCGCCATGAAATATCTACTCGCCGCGGCTTTCACAACCGTTCTCTCTATTCACAGTTTCGCGCAGGGCCAGCCCCGCGGCCGTGTGCCGTCCCGCCCCCAACCTCAAGTAGCCGAACAACCCGCGCCGTCGCACAAAGTAACCGTCGCGTTGAAAGGCGGCGAGACTGTCACGGGCACGTTCTCTCGCGCCGACGCGAAGACTTTGCATCTTGAAGTCGCCGGCAGCCCGCTCGCACTGCCTCTTGAAAACATAGAGGCGATTTCCTTCGGTGACAGGCCCGCAGTTCTAGCACCCACAACGGCCGCGCAGCCTACCTCCGGCACGCTCTTGATAGAGGCCGGCATCATCTACAAGATGGGCGGGAACCAACCCGTCGCCCGTACTGAGTTCCACCTGTTAGACGAAGATGCCGAGAAGTTGATGAGTGCAGCCGGCCTACGCGCCGACGGCGGGATCGGCGTGCTATCAACTTACGCGATCAGGTCGCGCTACCCCACCTCACGCGACGCACAGATTGAAGCTGCCGAATTTGCCGTCAGAACACACACCAAATTCTCTGTGACCACAGACTTTCAAGGCCGCGCGCAGTTTGCGGACGTGCCGCCGGGGCGTTATTGGGTTTACGGCATGTCGGGTACGCGGCGGGGCTTTGCGATCTGGAATGTGCCAGTGGAGATCAGGGGAGGGCAAAATTCTTTGAGCTTGGATCAAAATAACGCCGCCGCCGCGTTCTAGTTGTGTTAGTATAGCACTACCGCGCTCTTGGCTGTGCCTTACCGCGGGGCGACCTCTTAGCTGTGCTGTAAGTCGCAACTTGACCTTTGAAGGTTCAGGTTGCGGCTTTTCGTTTTTGCCGCGCCTGCTGCCTCAAGCTAGGAGCGGCCAGCATGAGTACGGAACTACTCGATCTTCCCCCTCTCGAAACACAGCCCCCACCTCCACCCGAACCCCTAGAACTGGCCGACGAAGTCTCGGATGAGTCCGAGTCGGAAGCCCCGGCCGAATACGACGCCACGGAGCGCCAGCGCATCCCCGCCATCCTCGCCACGGAAGACGGCGCGGTGTCCGTCACGTTGGTCTTCGAGCCGTGCGCCAAGGGGAAATCCTTCGATCACCACCTCCGCGAATACGTCCGCCGCCTGAGCCAAGTCCGTGAGACGGAAACGGACGAGGGGGCCGTGCTCGCGCGCGAGGAGGCGCAGCTCGCCGCCGCCGAATGGCTGTTCGACGCCGTGGTGACGGACATCGAGGGTTTGGGCGACGAAGACGAGAAGCCCGACGACTGGAAGATGCTGATCGGCGCGCACGAGAAGCGCAACTGCGTTGACTCCGCGATCCTCTACACGCAAACCCTCGAAGACGAGAAGGCGGGCGGCAAGGTCTCGTGGAAGTCCTTGGGGTTGGCCGGAACGCGCCTGCGCTGCCTCTCCAACGGCCGCGAGGTGGTGACGCGCCACACCTTGAAGAAGGCGGATGCGAAGGTCGCAAACGAGTTCCTGGCGCTGTTCGCCAAGGTCGCCAGCGGCGGCACGCTCAAACAGGACGTCCTGATCTTCGATCTGGCCGCGCTCTACGACCGGCTCAAGATCGGGGCGCGCGGCTACCGGGGCGGTGTCGTGCCGGCGCACCACAAAGCTCCGGTCGTCACGGCGCACGTCACGCGGCAGTTGAGGGCCGTAAGAAAAAACTAGCTGCGCTCGTGGGGGCCGTGGCTTTCCGAGTGGATCGCCAGTACAACACCACGGGCGCTCAAGACTGTCCCGGCACGAACGAGTGTCAGGACTTGAAAAAAACGGCAGAGGAGCAGCAGGAGAAGCTCCGGCGCGAAGGGCAGTTCGGCTGCCACAAATGTCCGCGCGGGCCGGCCGCCGCGCCCGAAGTTGATCGGGAGATGGAGGCGGAATTTTGCGACCGCGTCGAGCGGCTGATCTTAGAAAGGCGGTGCGGCTTCCCCTCCGATCCGAAGGACGTGCTATCCGAAGAGAGGGAATTGATCTTGGCGTGGGAGAAGCGGGAGCAGGAACACAGACACGCGCTCGCGGTTCACATGGCAGAGACGGGCGCGATGATGAAGGCGTTCATAGAAGGCTGGACGAAGAAGGCGTAAGAACGTGGCCGACGGAAAGAGATATAGCGTTGACATCGTTCTGAACCTGCAAACCGGCGAGGTGTTGCGGGGGCAGAAGGACGTTGATCGCGCCACCGCGCAGATGGCCGCGAACATTTCCAAGTCAACGGAGGCGGCCAACCGCTCGCGCGTCAGTTCCACCGACAAGGCCGAAAGGGAAGTCCAGCGGATCAGGGAGCAGACGCGCAGGCAGGGCGAGACTCAAGAGCGCCTGATGGAGCGCAGCAATAAGGTGCTCAACGACGCGCGGGTGCGCTACGCCCGGCAGTCGGCCAACGAGATTATCCGCTCGCTGGATCGGGAGAAACAGGCCGCCGACAGAAACGCGCTCGGCATTAGTGTCACCTTCAAGCAACTATTCGGGGCGAACTTCCTCGGCAGCCTCGCCGCCCGCGCTGTCGGATCGTTCATCTCCGAACTCCGGCAGATACCGGCCGAGGCCGCGCGCATCTCGGCCGAGACGCAGAACGCCTTCAAAGGGCTGGAATCCATCGCGGCCTTTAAGGGCATTGATGAGCAGGAGGCGCGGCGGGCCGTCCAAAATCTGCGCTTCGTTCGCGGCGGCATCATCTCGGTCGGTGAAGCCGCCACCGGCCTCAAGAACCTACTCGCCACGGGGTTTAGTCTGCCGCAGGCCATCACGCTCATGGAGCGTTTTTCGGATGCGTCGGCTTTCGGAAAGCAGCAGGCGCTCTCATACGGGGACGCGATCCGCAGCGCGACCGAGGGCGTCAAGAATCAGAACTCAGTCCTAGTTGATAACGCCGGCATCACGAAAAACCTGTCCGTCATCCTCAAGGAGCGGGGCTTCCGCCTCGAAGACCTCTCGGACAAGACGAAGGGCGCGGCGGCCCGCCAAGCCCTCTACAACGGGCTGCTCGTCGAGTCTGCCGCGCAGGTCGGCGACGCGGACAAGGTGATGCAGAGCTACACGGGGGCGGTGGCCGGGAACGATCAGGCTTACGAAGGGCTGTTGCGCCAGATCGGCGACCTCATCACCCGCAACCCGGTCGTCTTAAAGTCCCTTGAATTGCAGTCGAACGAATACCGCCGGCTGACCAAAGAGATTCAGAACGCCGACAAGGATCAGCAGAGCTTCTTCGTCACTCTCCTTAAAGGGTGGGAGTTGGCGAAGGTCAACACGATCAACACGGTCGAGGCGATAGGCAACGCCTTCGAGGTCGTCTTGCGCGGGATGGCCCTCTTCGGAGGCTCTATCGCCGGGATCGTCACGGCGGCGGTTGAGGCGCAGGTTAACGCCGTCATCCGCGGCGTCAACCTGATGCTCGGCGCGCTCGATCACCCGGCCATCCGCGCGCTCGGCGCGGTGAGCGGCGTTTCTGCCATCCCCGAAGGCGCACGCATCCCGGAAGCCGATCTCGGCGGGGCCGCCAACGTGCAGCGTATGCGCTCGGAGATCGACAGCATCACGGCCGCTTACGGCCGGCTCAACGCTACCATTGCGCGGTCGGCGACGAACCGCCGCGCGCTGTTCGCGGCCGGGGGCACTGGCGGGGGGGAGATGGGCTGGGACATCTTCGACAGCCGCACGCGGGGCCGCCGCCCGCCCGGCGACACGACAGACACGACTTCACCGGGCGGCGGGACGGGGCGTGGAAGGAAAGCACCCGCCATCCGCGACGAGGAAGATCGTTTCAACCTCTCCGAGATGCGCCAGATCGCTGAGTGGTTTAAAGGTCAGACCGGACGTATGCTCTCTTACCGCGCCGGGCAGACCCCGCTGCACAACCGCCGCGGGTGGGATCATAGAAACGCGGCAGACGTGCATTTGAATCCCGCCTCGTCGGAGGGGCGGCTATTCATGGACTACCTGCGCGAGCGCGGGATTCCGTTCACACCATCAACGGGCAGGGAACCGTGGAGTACGGGGCCACATATCCACGTCGGCCAACGCTCGCAGAGATTCGGCGCGAACGTCCGCAGCCGCGCCGTCACACGCTCGCGCGACGAGGCCGGGCTAACGCTCGTCCGCGACGCGCAGGGGCAGATAGTCCTACCCGATGTCATCCGGCGGGAGGGGCGGCCGGAGGGGGCTACCTCGCAGCTCATTCCGGCGGACGCGGTGGCGCGGTTCGTCAACCGGGCTTTGGACATCCGCGCCCGCCAGAACGCACAGCCGGTGGAAGCGGGTTTGGTTGGGGGTGCGGGCGTTGCCGGCGCGGACGCGCTGTTTAAGACGGATCGCACCACGACTACTTACGGCCGCGCGGTTGAGGAAATGTATGACCGGCAGATGGCCCGCGAACAGGAGTTACACGACAGACAACGAAACTTCATCCACGAGATAGAACTGATCCGCCGCGAGGCCGACAACGAGCGTCTAGAGCGCGGGCTTGAAATCGTCGCCGATTTGGAAAGGGCCGAAGGGCGGCTGCGGAATCTGAGAAGCGAGGCCGCAGACGATCAACTCTCGGAGCAGCGGAGGCTTTTGCGGGTTCGCAACGAAGAGATCGAGTTGATCGAGCGGCTTACCGCTTTGCAGGACGAGTCGGTGACGATGGGCGCGAATGCGGGGCTGCGCCAGCAGGTCGTGCTGTTAGAAGAGTTGAACGCACTCCGGCGCGCGGACGTGGACGCGATAGAGGATCAGATCAGGGCGCAGGTCAGGTTGGGGGATCAGACGATCTTCCACGCCGACCGCGCGAACGCTTCCGTCTTAGAGTTCCTTGCCTCGCAGCGCAGCGTGACAGAGGTTATAGCCGACGCGCGGATCGGCGTCATTCAATCCACCTTTGATTTCATTGATCGTGGTTTGGATAAGTGGACTAGCAAGCTCGGCGTCATCGGCGGCTTAGTTAAAGACCTGATCTCCGGCTTCGCTCGCATCGCGCTCAGCCAACTCTTCGCCGCGCAGGGTGGCCTCGGCGGAGGCCAGCAGAGTGGCGGTGGCTTCAACCTCGGCAACATCCTCGGCGGCATCTTCGGCCGCTCCGGCCCCGGCGGCACGCCCCTCTTCAACGGCTCGGCCGGATCGGGCCTCGGCTTCACCCCGTCGGGCGGGGCGTCAATCTTCCGCGAACTCGCCGGGCCGAACATAGCACCGCCCGTGTCAGCTTCCGGAGGCGGCGGCGGCCAAATCTTTAGCGCGGCGACGCAGACCATGCGCTTCGGCGATCTGTTCCGCGGCATCGGCTTCGGGATGAAGCCCGGCACGGGGGGGCCGATGGCCGCGATGCTGCCGCTGCTCGCCGCGTCGGCCGGCGCGCAACTCGGAGGCGGCGGGATCGGTTCTGTGATCGGGGGCGCGGGCGGGCTGCTCGCCGGGATCGGACTCACGGCCGCGCCGACGTTCCTCGCAAAATCGTTCCTCGCGCCCTTGTTCTCAAACCCCTTTACCGCCATCGCGGGCGGGGCGCTTGTCGTGGGGTCTTTGATCATGCGCCGCAACGCAGCCCGCCGCCGCGACGAGACCCTGCGCGGACAGATCAACAACGACACGGGGGCGGCGATTTGGGATTTGATCAGGCAGGCGCAGCAGGGGCAGTTAGGGCTGAGAGATGCGCGCACCGCCTTTGACGAGGTGATGCGTAGATATGACCAATCAATCTCTCAGATTCGTGACAGCAAGACGAAGCGAATAGCAATCGCCACCCGCTCGCACTACACCGCACTGTGGCCGACGCTTGAACGGGCGGCGCGGGAGGCCGACGCGGTTCGCGCCCGCGACGAGTCGAACCGAATGAACATGCGCGCCACCTACGACGTGCCGATCAGCGTCCTCTCTGGCACGCTCACGGGCCTCTCCGGCGGCGCGAACATCCCGCCCGCGGCTTCAATGCCTGCGCTGCCCCCGACGCCTTCATTGCCGACGTTTACCGCGCCCACGCCGTCGTTTTCCGCCCCGGCCTTCCACGCCCCTGCCGCGGGCGGTTCCGGCGCGTCTGGGGGCAACCTCGCGCCCATCCACATCGCCGTACACAACGAAGCCGTCATCGACGACCAGGGCATGATCAGGATCGTGACGACAGCGATGGAACAGGGCGCGGGCCGCCGCGTCATCATAGAGACTTCGGAGTCGCGCGTGAGGCTATCGGCGCTGCGCGCGCCCGTCTAGAGGGGAAGCGAACGATGCCAAGGGACGGCCAAAGCCCGGAGTACGACGCCACCCTCGCGGCCGGCGGGTTCGACTCGGCGCACCTGTTCAGGATAACCCTGCACGGCGGCGCGACGGTTTACGTCTCGGACGTGGCCGTGACGGTCGCGGGGCAGTCCTACGGGCCGGAGGTGCGCGAGCTGCCGGAGGTGATCTTTTCCGATGACGAGCAGGGGGACGGGGCGCGCTTCCCCATGACGTTGCAGAACGCGGACGGGCTGTTCGGCGCGACGGACGAGAACGGCGTCAGCCCGCTCGACGGCGCGTCCGTCCTGTACAGCCGCGCCGTGTCGGGGCCGGGCGGGGGCGCGTGGCACACGGACGAGATCGGCTACTTCGTCGTCCGGCACCTGACGGTAAACGAGGGCGAGGCCCGCTTCACCCTGATCGCCGACCACGCAGACCCGTCGAAGGTGATGAGCGGCGAGAGCGTCTTTTTGGAGGAGCTGGCCCCGGTTGCCGCCGAGGTCTCCGGCGCGGTCGTTGTCCCCGGCGGGGGCGTGGTCGGGGGCGACACGGGTGGGGGGCAGCGCGACCTTGAATCCTTCGGCGGCTACCGGGGCGGGGGCTTTTTCCGCCCGTCGGACGACACCCTCGATCACCGGCCGCTCCTGTATTGATCATGCGCCGCTACGCACGCCTGATAGACGCCTTCGGCGAGCAGGCCACCTACGGCGCGCGCCAGTGGTTCGGCCGCGTCGGCAGCCGCTTCGCCGGCATCGATCTGCTCGGCAAGGGCGAGGGCGGCGGGGTGCTAAAAGCCTACTACGCCAGTGGCAGGGAAATACCGGAGTTCGATTCTGCGGGTGCTCGCAACTGGCAATACCACACCTCGGACGACGGCGTGGAGTCCGGCCCGCCCGAACTCATACCGGGTCTGCCGGGCTTCCGCCCGGCGGGGCGCTCGTGGGTCGAGTGGCTGCTGCCCCTGGAACTCTCCGAAGGCACGGACGAGCCGGAGCCGATCCTCTGGATCATCAACGCCCTCAAGGTTCACGATTACGAGATCAGCGGCAGCAGCCTAGTGCGCCTGCCGACCAAGATCGTCTCGGCCAATAACGCGCTCGTCGCGCTGTTCATCGCCACGGAGCGGCAGGGGATGCCGCTCGCGCGCTTTAACCGCTGGCGTCAATCGTGGATGGGTTTTAAAGCCCGCTGCCCCGGCGTAATCCCCTTCGAGGCCGGCACGGGCCTGCTCGGACAATACTACGCGGACGGCACGCTCACGGCCCTCGCCCACACCCGGAACGAGCCTTATCTGGATAGGGATTGGGATTACGTCAGCCCCGCCCCGGACGTTCCCGCGGCACCCTTCTCCGCGAGGTTCACGGGGAAGGTGAAGCCCCCTCACGCGGGCGCGTGGACGTTCTACGCGAGGTACGACGACGCCTGCCGCCTGTGGGTGAACGGCGTCCAGTTGGTCAACGATTGGGCCGGGGGTGGGATGCGGGAGTCTTCGGGAACCGTCACGCTCGCGGCTAACACCGAGTACAACATCGTAGTCGAATACAGGCAGGACGAGACCCTTGGCGGGCTGCACCTCTCGTGGTCGCACGCCTCAGTTCCGAAAGAGATCGTCCCGCAATCGAGGCTGATCCCGCCCTCGCGCCCGGTCGAACGGTACAACGCGCACATGGCCTTCGCGCCAGGCACGCCAGCACCCGCGGCCTTCCGCGCTGTCTTCCGCCGCGCGCCCGGCGTGAGTTGGCAGGACGTGAACGGGGCCATCCGCGTGCTGACGACGCCCGACCGCGCCGTCACTTTCCCGCTCACTTACGATCTGACGCAGACTGCCAAGCGGACGAACATTCTTGACAGATCGTTCAGCCTGACGCCCTTGGCGCGCGAGGGAAGGCCGGACTACCTGATCGTCCCTTACGACGATCTGGACGATCCCTTCTTCTCGACGCGCTCCGTGGCCGCGGATCGGAGGGAAGACCCGACGAAGCCGCCGAAAAACCCTCTCACGCTGCCCCACATCGGCGTCGCCACGCACTCACTCGCCAGCCGGATAGCCGAGACGGAGATGAACGTCCTCCACGCGCTGTCCTACTTCGTGAACCTCGGCAGCTTCGCCGACGCGCACAAGGCAGCCAAGTGCGACGTGATCACCTATTCGCACGAAGTTTCCGGCGTGCGGGAGTCCTCCCCTTTTAAACTCTTCATCACGAAGGAGACGTTTCTATCCCCCAACCAGACGGCGGACGCCCGCGCCTTCGTCGGCCGCTCGCACGTTGACGACTGGTACTCGGACGACGCCCACGCCGTACTGCCGCAGCGCGTCGTCTCCGACATACCGCACTGGTCTGTGCCCCCGCCGCCCGCAGAGGCGGTCACGCTCCTCAAGTTCGACCGCTTCACGCCCGACGACACGCACGTGCCATACATCCATGGCACAGTCCGCTTCGCGCCCTTCGCGCACCCGCAGAGAGGTCGGGTCTATTGGAAACGGCCTCGCAAAGCCTTCACCTTCGACCCCGCAACGGACGCCTTCACCGCGGCCTCTCACGGCTACCCGGCGGGCGCGAAGGTGGAGCTGTTCACGGCGGGGGCGCTGCCCGCCGGGTTCGCCGCCGGCACGCCCTACTACGTCGTCAGCGCGGCGCAGAACACCTTCAAGTTGGCACTGACGCAGGGGGGCAGTCCGGTCAACGGCACGTCCGCCGGGTCGGGCGTGAACGAAGTCCGCGAGTTCGACTTCGCCGCCCAGAACATCCTGGTGACGCCAGACCCCGTAACGCGCGAGGGTACGTTTGAGGTGGAGAACACGCCGCTCGGCGCGAACGATTTTAAGATCGTCACGGAGAGTCTGAAGGGGGTGTCGAGGGGGTTAGAGGGCGCGGACACTTATTCCTTCACGGTGCTGCCGCTGCCGCCGCCGGCGAACGTGGCGGGCCTCGCCGTCGAGTCCGCTTCGCGCGCAGGGGTTCAACTCCGGTGGGACGCCAACGCCGAGTGGGACGTAAGGGCCTACCGCGTCCAGCGTTTCAAGGTGCAGGGCGGCGTGACGGGCTGGCATGACGTGACGACCGTGGACTCGAACTCTTGGTTCGATCCGCAAATACCCGACCTCGTTGACGGGTTGGGCAATCCTACTACGGCTTGGCGCGTGAAAGCCTTGGCGCGTGGGCGGCGCGAGAGTGTCGATTGGGTGTCGGTCACGTTTAGCCGAGCGATCTACGGCAACCCCACGCCCCAGATCGGGGCGATAACGGCCCGTGTCGGCTCCATCAATGTGCCGGTCACACTGCCTAATGCCTCCGACTCCGGACGCCGATCCGTCCGGCGTACCACCGTGGTCGTCGCTTACGACACCGTTGACCAGTGGGGGGAGCTGGCAAGCATCGAACTTGCCAGAAGCGATCTGGACGGGCTGAACGAGAATGTAGTGGTCGCCCTGAACTTGCAGCCGGGCGGTGTCCCGGCGGGCCTATACGTCGCCGCAGAAGTGGAGCTGCCGGTGACGCCCTCTTCACCGTCCGTGGTGCAGCCGCTCAGCGTGTTCCCGTTGATTCAGCCGGCCGACCTACCCTCGGCCACGTCCTCAATCAAAGGCGCGGTGATGCTCAGCCAGGCTATGACGCCGAGCGCGCACGCCGCCTCCCACAAGCACGGCGGCGGTGACGAGGTGGCGACTGCCACGCCCGCAGCCAACGCCATCCCGAAGGCCGGCTCCGACGGCAAGCTCGCGTCGGGCTGGCTGCCGGCGTCCTCCGGCGTCAGTGGATCGGGTACTTCGGGCAAGCTGGCGAAGTTCACCGGCACGAACACGCTCGGCGACTCGGCCGTGACGGAGTCTGGCGGTAACGTCGGCATCGGCGTCACGCCGAACAGCAAGTTCCAGATCGGGTCGGACATACAAGGCGCGGCGCAGGTGAAAACGGTTGCCGTCAACGACACCACGACGACGGACTTCGCCAACCTCGCGCACTACAACTCCTCGCAGGCGACGGCGCGGCCCGGCATCATCGTAAGCAACTCGGCCGGCGCGGCCGAGTGGTCGAACAACTACATGGTGTTATTCGCGCACGGACACACCTACGCGCACAACTTCTTCCTGACCGACCTGCCGGGGAAGACGGGCGACGCCGGCTGGTCGGTGCTCGCGGGCCTCGGCAACAACACTTACAACAACGGCTTCCTCATCCTCACCTACAACGCCCGGCCGCTCGTCTTAGGCGCGAACAACCAGTCGGCTATTGAGATCGGGACGACGGCGCGGGTGAAGTTTTTGAAGGGCGTCGCGCAGGGCGGAGGCGTCAAGCACAAGCGCCAAACTTTCACGCTCGCGGCGCAGAGCACCCAGACCTATCAGGTGGACTTCGACGCGCCGTTCGCCGACGGCAACTACACCTGTCAGGTCTCGACCGAACTCCCGCCTGGGCCGCCCCACAAGGGTGGTTTCGTTGGGGTGATGGAATGGGGGAAAAACAGTAACTTCCAAGGCACGGGCATCTACATCAGGATGTTCAACGACCTGCCGACCCCCCAGACAATCATCATCCACGTCATCGCCTTCCACGACTAGAGAGGATCATACACCACTGAGGCGGGAGGGGAACTGAAACTACTGCCGCCCACGGCCGCGGCGCACTCAGCCGGCTAACCGCGCATCACCGAACCAATCCGGCGTGCAGAAGGGGCCGTCGAAGCCGGGGCGATCTAACTCCATGACCACGTAGCTGCGCCGCACGTCCTGCACGGTGTCACCCATGCGGGCGAGGTGCGTGATGTCCTCGCCGCGCTCGTCTTCGACGCGCACCCGCACCGTTCCGGCGTGGAAGTCGCCGGAGGCGATGATCGTGGCGAGCAATCCCCGGAACAAGATTACCTCGCCGTCGGCGTTTGGCACTCGCATGACTTAATCCTCGCGGCCACGAAGCAGACCCTTAGCGCGGAGGCGGGTCGGTGATCTCGAACTCGTATATCCAGTCGTAGCGGATGCGTAGCGCGGAGGCGTCCGCGAACCGGATGATGAGCATCGAATCCATGCCCCCGTCGTCTTCGGCGATCTCGGCGACGATCTTGTCCCTGAGTGCCGCGTTCAACTTCTCTAACGGCCGTGCCACCTCGTCCTGAAAGTTAATCACTTGCCCCATCGCCATTTATCTCCACGCCCGCCATTATGAAGCGGATGACTGTTCGGCACCTTCCTCTAATGGAAACCACAGCACGCTTTGGCACTTAGGGCAGACATCTTCCGTCCAATCGGGGTGCGCCAGATCGTCGTCGGGTTGGTACTGCCGTGTAAGCAGTTCCTTCTCGTCACCCTGCCAGCCGCAGTCTTCGCACTTGATCTGTGTGCCTACCATTCTACCCCTCAAGGTGCGGCTCTAAGTGCTTCCTCAGCACGTCGCCGAGGTGAAGATCGTCGGGCCACTCGTTGTCGCCGTACCTTTCGCACAGGTCACGCAGCACTAGGATGACATCGGCGCGCTCTAAGGCCCACGAGCGCGCGTCCCTGTCGCCGTGGCCGAGGTTGCGTAGGCACTCCGCCATGATCGCACGGTACGCCGCCTTGTTGCCGCGAAGCCAAGACTGCTCATTCTGCTCGTCCATGTCTGCCAT